TATTAATTTACCAACCCAAACTTTAACTAGTTTAACTATTAATGATAATATTTTAACCTATGTTAATGAAAATTTAGATACTATTCCAATAAGTTTACCCCTTTCTAACCCCTCTGTAATTACTAATTTACAATTAGTAGGTAAAATAATTGCTAGACATAATAGTGGAACAGGAAATATAAGTCCTAGAAATATTAGAGAAAGTATAACTACATTGGTTAATAGTGGTCTAAACACATATACTTATATGAATGAAGCTGGTGATGTAATGTCGATTAATATAGTACAAACAACAAGTACATTAGTTGATAATGGTTTAGGAACTTATACATATACTGATGAATTAGGAAATGAAATAACTTTTAGTACAGGTCAAACATTAACTTCTCTAACAATTTTAGATAGTATTTTAACTTATATTGATGAAAATGGATTTGGTACTCCTATTAATTTACCAACCCAAACTTTAACTAGTTTAACTATTAATGATAATATTTTAACCTATGTTAATGAAAATTTAGATACTATTCCAATAAGTTTACCCCTTTCTAACCCCTCTGTAATTACTAATACTCAAAATGGGCGTTTAATCGCAGTGCATAACGATGGCACTGCGGGTATTATTCCCCCAGTTTTTATTAATGAAACAATTACCTCACTTTCAAAGTCAGGTAATAATTTAAATTATATTAATGAGCTTAGAGATACTAATTCTATCACTTTACCTAATATAAATACAGATAATCAAACATTACAAGTTTTTCAAGGTATTCTTAGCATATTAAGAGCAGGTTTTATACCAATAAGAAATCTTTTTTCTTCAAGGGTATTAAATATAATAAGTGGAAATCCTATATTTTCTCATTATAGTTTTTTAGTTGAAACACCTATCACAGTATTTGAAAAAATTACCACTTTGGCATTATCAGGTAATGATTTAATATACACCGATGAAAATGGGGCAAGTACTACATTAACAATTCCCACCGGAGGTGGTGGTGATGGAGCTAGAGGTGCTATTTTAAGTACCTCTGATGTAAGTTTTTCAGTTACTGCCCCCAATGGTTATTATGCAATAGTATGGAGTACTGGTCAAGCATCTTCAACTGTCACAATAAATGTAAACCCTATCAATGGTGATGTTATAGATATACCTAAATTAATAGATAATAACATAGTAGAGTTTTCTACTGGACAAATATATAATCTTAATGATGGTACATTTCCAGAAACACTTATGTTTTTAACTGATGGGGATATAACAAGATGTATATATGTTGATGGAATTTGGTATTGCAAGGCAATATAAGTTTTTTTATAACTATTTATATATAATTAAAATATAAAAAATAAAACATGGCTAATAAAACACCTTCAATAGATTGGGTAAGAAGAACCACAGCTTTAAGTGGTTCTGAAGACCTATTACGTCAAAACCCAATAGGCGATGCTTCCCCTTTTCCTAAAGAAGAACGTATACCTATTAATTTGATAAAAGACTATACGTTAACATTTTTACCAGATGATAAATATATTGCGTCTGGTGCCATAGTTGGCAATAATTTAGTTTTAACCCTAACTGATGCCTCAACAGTAAGTATTAACATCTCATCTGCATTAACAAACACAACTCTTGTAACTGGTGTTTATAACAGTGGCACAAAAGCATTAGATTTAACTCTTTCTGATGCAACTATTGTTTCTATTCCAGTAGCATCATTGATTGCAGTATCAACTGATAATACAATTAATGGTGATGGTAATACAACTGCCCTTTCTGTTGTTCCATCTACAACTGCTGGTAATCAGTTAACCATTGATGGCACTGATGGAAAATTATATGTTGCAGCTTCAGAAAATAGTGGAGCAACTAACTTAACTAATACTCCCGCTGCAACAACTGTCACTGTTGCTTCCTCTACTGGTACTAGTACTATTTTAGTAGGTGCTACGACTAGTTTAGCTGGGGTTATGACCGCCGCTGATAAAGTAAAGTTAACTGGATTACCAACGACAATTGATGGCTCAGAAACAATATTGACTGCTGGTACTAATGTAACTATAACGGGTACAGGTACAATTAGCACTCCTTATGTTATTAATGCCGCTGGTGGTGGTGGTGGTGGTGATGACTGGGGAACACAAGTAGTTGTAAGTAACAATACAATGGTAGGCGATGGTACTACTCTTAACCAATTAGGGGTAGATACTACTGTTATTGCCGAACTTTCGGTAGTAACTCCAACAATTATTTTAGCAGATAATTTATCTATGGCAATGGGTATTGCCACAAACGCAGATGACTTAGGAACTTTTACAGGTAGTATTATTACTAATAATGCAACTGTAAAGGGAGCAATGCAAGAATTAGAAACTGCAATCGAAACAGTTCCTACCTATAAATGGTATACCACTATTGACAAAATTTCTTTATATGCTACTGCCAATCCAACCACTTGGATTAGTCAAGTATTAATAGGAGAATATACAATAACAGTGCCAATAGGCCAAAGTTTAGATAGGATTGCCTATTTATCAGAAATAGGTATTAATCGTGAAAGTGGAACAAACGAGACAATTTTTCATATTAATACAAGTGCTACGGCAAATACTAATACAAATATGCAAAATTCATTTACCCCAAGCATATGGATGTCTCCAACTCAAACTGGTGGAGTTGTACCAGTAGGAATTGGAGGTTCACCAAGTGTTAATGCTCCTGCCCCCAGTGCAGGTATAAGAGATATTACATTACAGGGTATAACAAATATCTCTGAGGGCATAACTAGAATACAAATAAACGATATTAGCGTAAAAGTTTAAACAAATTTAATTTTCATGAAACAAATAATATTAATTTTACTTTTAGTGCTAGGTTATTTAGGTTTAATGGCCCAACCATTAAAGGCAATAAATAGTTCGGTTAGTGGAAGTAAGCCAACATTTGTAGCTCAAGGCGATATTAGTGCTACAAGTAATCTAGATTCTCAAAGATATACTATAACATTGGTAAATCGTTCTGAATTACTGGGGAACTCTTTGTTTATTGCAACAAATTCAGAAATAGGTGATATAATCATTGACGGAAATGGTGGAATTTACGAAATAATATCTGGTACAAGTCCAACATTTACTGTTCAACTTTTAAATGACCCGCTTGATTTGCCAGAACCATTCTTTGGTTTTCCTGCCGCTCCAACTCCTCCAATTAATATTGCACGGCCAATCGGTCAAGCGGGGCTATTGCCATCTTATGCGTTTTTGGGTTCTGGGCTGGATTCAAGATTGGTATCAATTATTGATAATTTCAATAAAAATCAAATAGCAGATAATCTAAAAAAAGATTATGTAAGTTATAATATTACTGACGGCAATGGTGTTGTTACAGTTCCAGCTTTAGAGGAAACAACGATAGTAGGAATTAATGTTACAGGAGCAAGTACTGGGCATACTTTTTTGATGCTTCCAGTACCTAGCATTACGTATGCTGGAAAAGTAGTTAGAGTATTTGTAACCGACGTTAACGGTACGCATAATGCTTATGTAGCTACTACGGGAGCATTGATACGAAATGTTGGCGGCATAGAAGTAGACAATATTGTTGTTCCTACTCTGGAAGCTTACACGCTTACTTGTACGGAAGTTAGTACTGGCGCTTTTCGGTGGATTGCTGTTAAAGAATTAGCAAGTGCGGTCGAAACAGTGGTAGCCGGAACAAACACAACTGTAGACAACACCGACCCAGCCAACCCAATAGTAAATGTACCAAGCCTGAACGATGCAGATTCCGACCCCACCAACGAAATACAAACAGCACCCGAAGTGCCGATAACAGCCATCCTTACCCTACCAGCAGCAACCAACGTGCAAAACGCACTGGAAGAAGCTGGCGCGAACATTAACGCGCTGGCCGGGCTTATACCAACAGCAGTCAGCGACCTTACCAACGATGTACCCTTTGTGTCTGCTGCAACGCTTACAGATAGCTTACTGGTAGTCCGCGACAGCATGGCGGCTATTCGTGGGGGTGGTGGAACAGTGAACACGATAACTAGTACTGATGGCAATTTGTCGTTTGACGCTACTGACCCTGCAAATATTGTAGCTACGAATAATGCACCAGATCAGACTGTTTCTATTACTGGCGCTGGTAGTGTTGCTGTGACGGGTACTTATCCTAACTTTACGGCGACGGGTAGTGGGGTGACTGGTAGCGGAACCGTAAATGCCATCCCTGTTTTCACTGGTACTAGCACAATCACTGGCACATCTGCCTTTACATGGGATGGGAACCGTCTTGTTATGACACCTGCATCGTTATCCAATACTTTTATCCGGGGCGGTAACGGAACATTAACAGGGAACCATAATATTGGAATCGGGGCATCAGTGCTTACTAATATTACATCTGGTTTGTATAATATCGGGATCGGATTAACGGCTTTAAATGGGGTTTTAACAGGAATAGGAAATATTGCAATAGGGTTTCAGTCTCAGCAAAATGGAACATCAGCATCGCATAACGTTTCGATAGGGAATTTTGCGCTATCATCCATTACAACTGGCGCAGAAAACGTAGGTATATGTTTGAATGCACTGCAAAACAACACGACAGGAAATTTGAACGTGGCAATAGGTCGTAATGCAATATCCTCCGCAGCCACAAGCACCGGGAATTTCGGGCTAGGTTATTTTTCGTTATCTTCAATGACCACTGGAGATAATAATATGGGTATAGGAACTTCGGCGGGTAGATATACTGGTACTGGAAATAATACATCCTCTAGTAATTCGATATTTATAGGTGCGGAAACGAAACCGCTAGTGAGTGGCCAAACTAATCAAGTTGTAATAGGACACGGAGCTGTTGGTAACGGCAGCAACACGGTAACAATAGGAAATACGTCTACTATTGGCACTTACTTGTCAAGCCTTAGAATTACAACCAATACAACGGCGGGACGGGGAATAGGCGTAGAGGGTTATTTGGGCGCAAATAGTACCACGAAAGCACTAGATTACCACGACGGAACCAGTTTTGGCCGCCTATACCCACACACCGACGTAACCCCAACGAACGGACAAATACCATATTTCAACTCCACTACGGGGATGTATGTGCCGACAACGCCAACCTATTTAACTAGCGAGGTGGACGGTAGTACCACCAACGAAATACAAACCCTATCTAACGCAGCAGGGGCAGGACTCGCCCTAAGCCTTGGCGGTGGCACAGTTGGCCTAATTTCCAGTGATGCGGGAAACACCTTATCGGCTGGCACGGACAACAAGCTGTACAGTGCAGCAGGTGCGGGAGCAAGTGTAACATACACAGGAACACTGTCTGGTGGCATCTCTACGACAATCTCACTCTATGGCTTCGCACCAGTGTATTCCACTTCTGGAGGTGTTGTAACGGCGGCAAATACTACCCTTAATACTACGCTTCATCAGTACTATGTGCAAGGGGCCACTGGAAGTATTGTAATTCTTGGTGCTGGCACAAAACAAGTAACCGCAACTTTCACCTATACAGCAGGAATAACATACTACTTAAATGACGCTGGTGGACTAGCTACGAGCGCAGATGCAGATGGTGATGCAATAGATTACGACAGTGCGGTGGTGTATTGCGTAGCAGCACTAGGAGGTAACGAGTATCTAATCAACCTGAAAGACCCGCGTCATTTCGTAAACAATTAAACAATGAAAAATATACTAATATTGATTTTGCTGTTAATTTCAGCAACAAGTTATGCTCAGATTATTAATGATAATACCGACGTTAATACGTCTGGTAATCTACCTAAAGAGGGACTGTTTTGGGACGGGACAAATTGGGTTAACGCTAGAGCGGAAGGCAATATCTTTAGCTATCCTTTTAAGTACTTTTACGAGAATGATTTTAGTGAAAATATTACAGGAACAACTGCTTTTAACGCGGGCGTAATAGCCTTTAATTCTGGGGCGTTACGGGTTGTTGGTTCTTCTTCAGCTAAAGGTGTTTTGATAGGAGGAGCCAAAACGGAGGGAGTGCAATACGTTGCAAAGTTTACACTGTCTGGGGTAGACCCTGTAAATGGGGTGAGGGTTTTTTCAGAGTGGGCAGACAATATATCTGCTGTGGTGTTTGATGGAACATATACGTTTTATTTCACAGAGCCGACGAACGGGAATGGTGATGAAAGGTTAGGAATTACAGCAAATGGGTTAGATACATTTTTCGTAAGCGATTTGTCGATTATGGAGGTTGTGGAGGATAGTGAATTTTACCCGGCTAACGTGATTGACGCTGCTATTTACAATGAAATAGATGCATCTTTTTTGAATACCGGGTATATATGGAGAAACGACTTTGACCGTAATTTGTCGGGAGTTTCCGTAGTTGGTGCAGCAACAAGAGTGTTAAACAATACAGGAGGAGTAAATATAACATCTCCATCTGGGGGGCAGGTTGTTGGGTTCGTTCCTCGCCAGCTCGGGTGCCGCTGAAACAGGAAGCGTATTAATTAGAGGGGATTACGCTGGGAGAGATGAGGTAGTAATAGGAAAAGGAGCAACAGGGCGCGGTCTTAATACAAAGGTCATAGCGATAGGATATAATTCGGATGCGACATGGAACAATATTTAAGATACGAGTAAGAGATTCTACTGGTGCAGCAGTAACTTCAGGAACAATAAACATTTCGTGGAACGCACGAATAAACTAACAAATAAATAAACAACTAATGAAAAAAATAATTTTAATCTTATCCTTACTTCCGTTCTTGTGTGCTGCACAAAACGTTGAGGTAATTTCTTCGGTAACAACTTACTCAGTGTATCAGGACAGCTTGCTGTTGTCAAGCGCCTATCAGATTGTCAACCGAGGACAAGAAGGCATTAACGATACGCTACGTCTTAATTCTATCGTATCAGATACTGCTTCGGTAGTGTTTTATGAGACAAATACTGCCATCAATGATCTCAACCAGACGGTATCAAAGTTTGTGAATGCTACACCGTTCCGTACAGTACTTTCTGAGTATGCTGCCAAGAAAGCAGTGCTTGCAACATTTAACGTAAATCTTGACGATCGCTTGGTTGCTACGTATGGCTCTAGCTACTATGGTCGTTATCGTATTGTCGGAGCGACAACTTTTGATGTAGACATTGCGGCTCATCCTACACGTACCGATATGCTTCGGGCTACTGGAACAAATGGTGAAGGGAATTTTAACGTTCAAATCTTTGGGGCCAAGATGTTTAAGATCAATCTCCAGGGCGGATACTCTCCTTTTCTGATTCTTGATGGTCGTGGCGGTGAACGGGTTACTTATCGCAGACCTAGTTTCTTTTTACCAGCTGTCATGTTTCCTGAAGGTGCGGATAACCTAAGAGTTACAAAAATACGCTAATGAAAACCTACACTATAAAGAAAGGCAGCTTTAATTTTAAACTTTCTAAAACAGTTTTTACAACCATATTTTTTTAAAATGGAACAAATAAATCTAAGTTTACAAAAGACAAGCACCATTGATTTAAAAAACATCTCAAGGATTACGTTATATGGTAATTATGTAGGAGATAGATTAAAATTAGTAAACTGGTCAAACACATTTATAACTTTTAAGGATGGTTTTATTTCCACTACCCACATTGAAGATGCACTTGTCTTTGTGGGTAGTGGGGAAAACTGTGGTGTTATTGCAGAAAATTTCGTCATTAAAAATGGTGGAATAACATTTTGGGACAAACTAAAAAATGTTGGAATTGCTAATTTTACAATACTATTTCCTCATACGGGAATTAGATTTACACAAGATCATTTTCATCAGAAAGTTTCAATTATTAACAACACTATTATTGGTGCATCACATGAGGGCATATATTGCGGCATCTCAAAAGCTACTACTAACCCTTGCAATTTGATTCTTATTGCAGGAAACAATATATCTACAACAGGGTGGGATTTAATTCAAGTAGGGAACTTTAAAAATACCTATATCACTAATAACATCATTAAAGATGGTGAAATAAAAAGAGATGCTGGGCAAGAACATTTTATTACTATTAACCCCAATTCATTAGCTTGGATATGGAATAATCAAATAACTGGTGATGGTAAAAAAATAGCTGTTTTAGATGCCAGATGTTTTTTTGAAGCACCTGACAATTATAGTTTTAAAGGTTTTTATTTTAATGATATAATTAGATTACTTTAAAAGGCATTGGACTATAACTTAAAATTTTATTTAAATTTTCAGCCTCACCTGCTTTTCTTTCAAGTTGTTTATCACTTCTTAAATCTGTCAGAAAATCTTGTAATTCAGTTTTTAATTCACTAAATTCTTCCTTAGCTTCGGCTAATAAAATATCCCAATCAAGTTCTAATGAATCACCCCCCATGTTAACAAGCTTACCTTTAAACTTACCTCTTGCTCTTCCTAAGACTTGTTTGGTATAAGCAGTCAACCATTTTCTTATCCAAGTCTTAGAGAAATGATTTAAATCACAGTAATCTTGTTTTGGTAAATCAATTTGTGTTGGTGAATAAATTTTTTCACAGTCTTTTCTACACTCTGCTGCATCTGAATCATTTAAAATGTTGGTATCATAATACTCATACCAAACTTTACACCTATACATATCTCTGTTAAAACTTCTTGTTCTATTATTTTCAGGTAATGAAAATAAGTGTAACAATCTAGTCCCATTCGGCCCTTTTGTAATACGATATGTTAAATCAGAATTTAACATTCTATCAGTTATACTAAGGTGTGCAGCTCGTAAAATAACATCATGAGCTGGGAACAATGGGAAAACTCCACCTACACCTGCCCCACCAAATCCAAAACTACCATAGGGAGCTAACCCACTCCCACTAAGACCCATATTACCATAGCCCCATGAAGAAAATATAGCTGCATCAATCTGTGAGGGGGTCATAAATAAAACCTTTTTTACTTCTCTACCAGCCGGAATTTGATATACTTGATTACCTTCAACTATATCTACAAATCCTTTTTGTAATTCAAATCGGCCACCTCTTGAAGATAAACCAATATCTTCACTATATGCTTGAGCTAATGTTAGTTCATAATCAAAAGAAGCAGTCGTCAACGACAGACACACATCATTTGATGTAACATTTTTACCAAAAAATGATGAAAATTTATTATTAATTATCCACATGTGCAAATAAGCATAAAAATCATCAATTGTCAATCTTAATAATGAACACCAATCCTCATAATTAATTTCTAACTCAAATCTACCCCCAGTTAACAAGATTTTAATATCTTGATATAGACATTTTAATTCTTCTGAACAATTGGTTTCCATTTATAACTTTAGATATAAATAGTTATTAATAATATCTTCAAGATAAAAAACTACTCTATTTAACCGATCTCGTAAATCATTTTAAAGGTTATCATTATTCATAACCTCTTTAATTTGCGTTTTAATTTCTTTTAACTTGTTTCCCATAATTATTTTTTAATAAGATTGACCTTTATAATTTAATTCAATACCTGTTATTTCAAAATAAAGATTTTGAAGTTCATGGACGTATTCTATTGTTTTAATATGTGACATACTGGATAATGGATAAACATAATATTTTCTATCGCGTTTATAACTAATACTAAAACAAAAGTCTTCTTTTGTATAAAAACCACCCTTAAAGTTAAAATTAAAATTTTCAAACCAACCATGACCCAAAGGTATAGGTTTTATGTAAATTTTATTTTGTCGATAAGATTCAAACCATTGATCAATTACTACTGGAATTCTCCATTTTTCATCAGGTCGTGATCTTGCTATTACAAAATTAGTCATTCTAAATTAGCTTCCAAACTCAGAAAAAGAAAATCCTATCTCAATTTTTGATATTTTCATCACTTTTTTAATGTCGCCTATCGAATGTATCCCTTGAGCTGTATTGTCCAATGGATAAACAATTGTATCCTTATTTAATAAGGGCGCAATTTCATTTGTCCAAGATAGTTCACCATTATTATTTCTTAATGCGACTTTTAGAAAATTATCTTCTATATTTTCTAAATACTGAATAGGTAATTCATCATCAATTAGTTTGATGTATCCACTGTCTTTTAAAATTCCAAATGTTGTACTCATAATTTATTTTTTTTAAGTGATAAAATTAATCATTTATTTCCAAAGAAACAACCTTTTTTCTCTTTAATTCTTTTTTTTCTTCGTTAATGTATGTAGATACATCCTGAATTTCATACATACCTCTACCTTTATGCTCTAAGTTACAATAATATTGGAGCATTTTAAATGTCTGTGCTTCACTCACCGGACTCAGAAAATCAATTTTAGAACAAGCAAATAGATTTTTTCTAAAGTTAATGGTATATCTATTAATAAATTCTTTAGTTATATTATTTGGAATATTACCATTTAAAGCAGAATTTATTAATGATTTATACATGTGATAATGTTCAATTTCTTCTGATTGACCATTAATACAACTTAATTTATATCTAATATTTTTATTAGCATCTAATACTTGTTCTATACAGAAAAATTGACTTAATAAAGTCTTAGCATCTCCAAAAGAATCAATAGGAGAATCACCAACCTTAGTTTTAATATCATTAACTAAAGCAATTAATCCTTGCTTCAAATAAGAAGGTTTTTTATCTTCTTTAAACCATCTTTCATATCTATTTTTAAGTTCTTTTGCAAATAAACTATGATAGTCAACTCTATTGTCAAAGTATTTTTCACGCTCTTGCTTTTCTATACGTAACTGATTAGAGAATTTTTTATACCAAAGATTATTGAAAATATTATTTTGCCATTCTTCCATTACATTCCACACATCATTTAATGTCATATGGCGATATAAATAAACAATATTTTTTCTAATCTGAAATTCAAAATCTGGTAAATCACTTTTAAGTGCTAAAACATTAATATTTTCATCTTTAATAGAATCTTTTATTTGATCTATTGTTTCATTCTCAATGATATTTGTTTTAATTGCAACCTGTTTTTCAAAAATATCATTTTTTATATTTCTTCTCAGGTTTTTTAATCTTTTTTTAGTGGCATTATCAATTGTTTCTTCAACAACAATATTACCCCTATATATCCAAGAATATTCCTTTAAAAGTTCTGCCATATATTCCTTATCTCGGTTACAGTATTGTAATTCTTTTAAATAAGCTTCATGGGCGATTGTAAGGTAGTTTATTTCATAGTTGTTATGACTTTTAAGGTACATGTGCACCTGATTATTTAAAGTGTCTAAAAGCACCTTAGATTGAGTCTTATAAGTAATTTTCTTAATTTCATTCGTTAATTCAACTAATTCTTTCTGATATTGTAATATACCATCAAAATAGAAATCTGGAACCTCATCAGAGTATTTTTGATAGGTATAGATATTTTCAGGTACTGTCTTTCTAAATCTATTTACCACTTGTTCCATAATATAGACAGACTCTGCTGTGCAAAAATGTAATGTTGATACATTTAAGTTATTAATATTTAATCCTTCTGCTACTAAAGAAGTACAGAAAACTAAATTATATTTTTCCTCTATTAATTCTTTTTTAATAATGTGTTCAAAAGATGGATGGGTTTTATTATCATTATTTAGAAATAACATTTTTTCTTCTTCCCAACCTTTTTCAATAAAGTAGTTCTTAAATGTACCTAATTCACGCTCCATTTTTTTGGATTGTAAATAAATAATATTTAACCCATCTTTATTACATAAAGATTCAGTAGCTGCTGGCTTGTCAGAATATAATACATTGGAGAAATATTTTAATCTTTCTTTTATAACTTTTATAATTTCATAGTCTTGAAATTCAGGAATAATATTTTTTATATATGTTCCTGTCCACATAACAACCTTTTTAAAATAATTTAAGTGATTTAAAATAAACAACATGTCCTCAGCCCTAAATTTTTCAGATGATGAAGTTATGAAATTCTGAGCTTCATCAACATGTAATGAATAATCATCAATATTGTACTGTGGACTAGTGCTTAATATGTGAAATAATGCAGGAAAAGAACTATACGTGCAAATAATTAAATCCCTTTTTGGGTTAATATTCTTCTTTACACCATAAAACACACTTGCTTTATGAGCATTTTCCATTGATTCTAACAATGGAATAACTGGGACTAACACAATTCTTTTTCCTGAAATATTAGAACAAATATTAGTAGTTTTACCAGTGCCCGTATAAGCCCACATGATAGTTTTATCACAATATTGTAAATTAAGATCGCTTAAATATTGATCATCTTTAAGAACATAAGTATTTTTAGCAATTGTTTTTTCAGCAATTATTTTTTTCTCCCACTTTATACCAAACAAATATGCATTAACTTCAAAAGTCCAATCATAATAATCATTTAAATCAATGTTATTTTCATTGACTTTATTTTCTTGAATATATGTTAGTGCATAATTTTTACTAATACCATTTTGCATAGTATTAACAAAATACTTATAAAGCATTTTATATTGATTACTTTCATCTAATATCAGGTAATCACCTACCTTACCAGATACATTTTCATGGACATTATATCCAGCTTCTTTTTTCTCATTTATAAGGGCAATCTGTTGTTCAAGACGTTTTTTTTTATCATTATCAACTACTACTCCATAAATAAAATATGGATTACTATATATCTTATGGACTAGATATATGTATGTATTATTACTAGAATGATTTAACAAATATTCTATAAAAGTTTCCTTTGCTATACCTTTTTCTTTTACTGCAATTGTTAGTTCCTTGATGTTTTTCCGAGTAAAATTATTAATGTTTAATTTTGCCTCTAAAAATGAGATATAGTCTAACTGTTTTTTCAGAGTACCGACAAATAAAACGTTAAAATCAACAATTGTTCCTTCGATTTCATTTATACAATTTTCGTAAAAAGTGCCAAATTGTCCACCATAAGAATTATAGATTTGACTGGCAAACCCTGAAACGGTGCCAATATTTCTATAACCCAATAAAAGATTATATTTATCTTCATTAGCTTTATCTTCTAAGTAAGATAAAGCAATTTCCATTTCAATTCCTAATATGTTTGTTTCTGAAAAATACTGTCTATAAAAATAATAGTTTAGTCTCCCTTCACTATTATTGATGCTATCATCGTTTGAATACCATTTGTTAAGTACATACTCAAGTGTACTTACTTCATTTAACCCGTATAAATCTTTATTGAGATTAAAATTATTAACAATTTCTTTTGCTACAGGCTCAATAGCATCAATTTCATATGAATATGTACTAATATACATATCCGGGTCATAGGATAATGCATTTAATCTAGTAAAATCTTTAGTTGCTTTATCTAGCTTAAGAAAATGCTGCCCATCAGTATATTGAGTAAATCTTTCTTCTATTAAAACCTTATAATGTTCCCATGTAGTAAGGTAATTTTTTAGTGTTAGACCATTAATTTTTAAAAGAAAGCCCATGCCGTTTAATCCGAATGATCTCCATGCGGCAACGACATAGGCTTCTGAAACCAAAAAACGTATGACATAATCTAAATTATCTGTTTCATCTATATCATAATAGATATATGATGTCAGATTATCGTCAGAAAGTTCTGACTTTTTTCTTTTTTTACCTTTTAAATCAATAGACCACGTAATAGCACCAGTGCTATTTTTTACATAGTCATAGTAATTAACCTTGACATTTTTGCCATATTGAAAAAGGTTATATATTTTTTCAGTATTCTTTTTTCCAGATATACGTGCTTGAATAATATCCTTTTTCAAGGGATTATTTTTTATAAATTCGTATCCCTGTTCAAGAGTTACAGATTCATTGCTAGTCCCACTTTTGTTCAAGGCTTCAAACCTTGAAAATTTTATCTCAGTCATATATATCTATTGGTTTCCACAAAGATAAGAGAAATGTTTTTACTATGCAACTCTTTTGATGAAAAATCTCACATATATATTTTTGTTATTTATAACTAATAGTATAACTTTTATTGTAAAAAGTTTATAATGTTTTATCTAATAAGAGTGATTCAGTATTTTTAATTGCACTAAATAACTGATATACATTGTATTAAACTAGATTGAAAAAAAATTTTAACATATGTTAAAATTTAAATGGCTGTATTAATAAGAAATTTAAATAATTATATTATTATGAAAATATAATTATTATGAATGTACCTGATATTTTAGGAGTCGAAGTGATAACGCCTGATGGGAGAGGAAGCATTTTATCTTTAAATCCTGCAAGAGTTACTGTCCATTTAAACAGAACTCATCGTAATCAAGTAATGAAAGGCAGTCATGCTGGGATAGGGGCTTTGCATTATTCTTATGAATATGATGAAGTTGAAATTATAAAAGGACAATATTGTTTTAACGATGAAAGGATCAATTGGCAATATGATAACATTAATATTAACCCATAGTTGTTTTTTATCATAGTATAATTAACTATATAGGGGGAAGCACACTTTTTAATGCATCTAACTAGTTAACTATAAGCATTTTATAATTCACAGTCATAAAATTTTAACATATGTTAAATTTTGGCGGTTTTCTCTAAAATTTAATATTTTCATTATGCAATTATATTTAAAAAAAAGAGAATACATGGATTTTTTGGAAAAAATAAAAAATAGGGGATCAACAGTATACTTCATTGATGTTGACCACAAGGGACAATATAGTGAAATTGTTGACTATTTTTATCAAATTGCTTTAAAGGTTTCTCAGACTCATAAAGTAATTATTTTACATGATAAGAAAGATTACGTCAAACCTTATTATACTACTCGATTTGATGGATTAGAACATTTATCGTTTGAGGAGTTACAAGCGAAAGAAATAAAAATTTCGGCTGCTGATTTTATTTTCGTCATGGAATATTACCTTGATGTGGTAAAACAATTAAGAGAAACTAAAATTCCTGCTGAAATAGTTTTAGTGGTTGCCAATTTTAGTGCAATTTTACCCTCACTTGATATGGGTGATAATTGGTATAATTATGGCATTAAAAATGTTGTGGTTACAAATGATTTTACTAGATCATTTTGCAGTAAGTTTTTTCCTACTATAAACTACCATGTTTATAATTCTAACTTAGAATTGCCACTAAAAGATAAAACAACTTTAGATAATCCTACTATCTTGATGGTAAATGGATCAGTCACAAAAATCGAAGATATTGTAAAAGGATTTTTTCTTGCCTATCCTCAATATAGTTTCGTTCCCATTAAAACACTTGAGTTAAGTGAATATCAGAACATATATGAGCAATTTGATAATTGCAGTGTGGCTGTATTTATGGATGACTTGTCTTCTGAGTATGATTTATTGAAAATGGCACTAACAAGAGGTGTAAATACAATAGGATTGATACCAAAACTTGCTCCTAGTTGGTTTATCAACGAAGAGGGTGCAATTAAATATGGAGAGTGGACAAATAACCCTTATCGTTTAATTGATTTACTAGCAATGCATTTTGATGCTTGGATTAGTGATAATAATAGACAACAAGAACCCGTCTCATTTTCTGTTTACGATAGTGACATTATGGATAAACTTATGGAAAACCGTATTGATTTTTTAGAAAAAATAGTAAATAAATCATGATAGACGTTATAGTACCAGTAAAAAACATTGTTAGTGCCAAAGATAAGGAATTACTTATAAAAGCATTTCAATCGTTAAACAGCCAAGTAAACCGAGATTTTACAGTCAACCTTTTTATTAATAATGCAGAAAGTGGCGTATTAACTGATTTGGTAACTTCTTTGAATAATCCTCCTTTAATTCATATTTATGATGAAGATTATTCATATACTGAATTAATTAATTATGCATCTTCTATGTTAAAAAATGATTATTTTATCATTTTAGAGCAAGATGATGTTTTTCAATCAAAACACTTTCAAAATTTTTATAAAAATTCACAGGAAAAATGTGCCATGTATCTAAACTTATCATTGGAACTATCTAATGGTAATGAAGTCATGGGGATTAGAAATGAAATTTTTTGGTCTGTAAACGTAAACAATCAAATAGGTAACGTTTCTCATGAAATTGCAAAAAGAAATGTTAATAACCTTTCATTAGATGGTGCATTTATAAACAGAGAAAAATTTATTGAATATAAGGGATATAGAGAAGATATTGAGATTTTCTTTAATCAGGAATTAATTTTAAGATTTGCATATAAGGGTGAAACTATATATGTAATACCTAAAATGGGAGTTCATCACATGATGAATAGAGATGGTTCATATTTAGATGTTTGTTCACAAAAATATTCTAGAGATGATATAGGTGAATTTCATACTAAAATGATGAAAATTCACATGTTAAATAAAAAGTAAATGGACATTAAAAAAAAGAGGCGTTCAAAAATCAATAGGAATGAATATATAGATTTATTTCCTATTGATTTTGAAGACATAGTAGAGAAAGGAGATAAAAATTTATTAACAAAAATAGCTATATCAATATATGATTTTTACATAGAAAACATAATTGGTTTTACCCCTACCAAAGAATCATTTACCAATCTATTTCTTTCATATACCCGCACTTACAGGAAAGAAGATGAAATAAATTATTATTATTTCATCAAATATGCATTAGAGTTACATTATAAAATGCATAATCATAGGAGATATTTTTCAGAAAAAGAAGAACACGCATTTAGGGAATATATCTTTGCCAAAACTGAAAGAAGAAAAGAAATAATATATAACAAATTTTTATATTATCCGCTTACAAAATTAGTGGAAAATATAATTAATACTTATAAACTTCGATTGGAAAAAATGTCATATGAAGATCAACATGTAGCAACAATGGCATATGTCCATGAAAAAATAAATAAGTTTAAACCTACCTTAGAAAAAAAAGCATATTCATATTTTGGGACTATTATTAAACGTTATTTAATAAATGAACGAAAGAAAGAAGCAAAAACTATTAAATTAGAAGATTCTTTCGATGCTCTAAGATCACACTTAATAGATGATGTTCAATATTCATATATTGAAAGATTAGAGGAAGAAAATATAAATAATGATTTTTTCAATGAGTTGTTAACAATAATGGAATATTATATTAATGATCCTTTAAAAGTAGATTTTTTATCTGATAAAGATATTACTGTTGGACAAGGGATATTGCAAATTATGAAAGATTGGGAAAATATATTTGATGGTGAAAATTCTATAACCATAACTAATAGGTTTCAAAAAAAATATGTTTTTAATGTTTTAAGAAATTATACAGGAATGAGTACTCCTGAAATTTCCTGTTCTTTAAAAGTGTTTAAAGGTGCTTATAAAACATGGAAAGCTGATTATATTAATTCTATATATAACCCCTTTGACAATTTTAATTAATTCTATTTATAAATAAATTATTAAATGCAAAGTTTTAATGAAACTAGACTAGAGTTATTTGATTATATAAAAAGATTTTACCCAGACGTATATAATGATTTTAATGATATGTCTGTTGGTACAATGTTTATTGATTTAATATCATACCTAAATTCTAGATTGTCTAGTTCTTATTCTAGTCATTTACAAGAAAATAATGTTGATGAAGCCCAATTATATTCTTCATTAAGTAATATAGCTAAAAAACACGGTATAAATGTATATGGTAAATCTGCCTCTACTACTTTATTAGAAATTAGTGTTAATTTACCTGTAAGGGGAGATGCCCCAGATTTAACTTATGCTCCCATTATTGTAAGGGGTGCTCAGTTTACGGGTGGGGGGCAATTTTTTGAAACAATTTACGATGTAGATTTTAGCAATCCATTTTCTAAAAATGGTTCTCCCAATAGAACTATAACTCCTATATATGTAAATAATGTTATTCAATATTATAAAGTTACTAAAACTGAAATAGTTGTCAATGGATTGAGTAAATTTTACACTAAAGAAATAACTATTAATGAAAGTAAACCATTTTATGAATTAATATTACCTGATAGTGATATATTACAAGTTACTGATATAATTACAAAGCCGGGAAGAGGGCTTAACAGAACACCATCTTTAGAAGACCTATATGATGATAATTTAAGATGGTATAAAGTTGATAACTTAGCTCAACAACGAGTTTTTACCTATAAAAACCAAGTAACTAGTGGAGGAGCAATCAGGTTTTTAGGTGATTGGAAAACAGTAACAAAAAGGTATGTTACTGAATATACTGATAAATTTTTCTTAAAAATAAAATTTGGAGGTGGTAAATTAGTAGAAACTCAAATTGAGGGTAAATACCAATCATTAATTAATGAAATGTTAGATCGTTCTAATGTTCAATCTATGGGTTCAACATTAGAACCTAATCATACTTTATTTGTAAAATATAGAATTGGAGGTGGTAAAAAATCTAATGTTGGTGCAGGAACAATAAATAGTATTGGTACTGCTAATATATTTATAAATGGAGCTTCTAATCAAATAAATACTTCTGTAAGGCAATCAATAACTGTAACTAATCCTATCCCAGCTTTTGGAGGTAATGATCAACCTTCCTTGGAAGATTTACGTAATTTGGTAAAAAGAGTAGGAAATCCATCGAATACATATATTACTACTGCTGATTATGAATCTTTATTATTTACGATGGAACCAGAGTTTGGAAGACCTTATAAAATTAATAGTACAATTATTGATAATAAAAATATTATTAATATTTTAACATTAGATAGCAATAATAAATTATCACTATCTATTCCAACAATTTTATCACAAAATGTAAGTAATTTTTTAAAGGGGAAAAAAAATCCTTCGACTTATATAGAGATAAGACCAACTAATGTAATAAATTATGGTTTAGATATTGTTTTATATATAGATAACAATATAAGCAGATTAGATATAGAAAATACAATCTATAATAAGATTATTACATGGAGTAATGTCGAAAATAAAAATATAGGCGAAAATATTAATATTACAGAAGTAGAATCTTTAATAGGTTCGACTACTGGTGTAATTTCATTACAATCATTACAGGTTAAATATAAAACAGGTTCAAATTATAGTTTAAGTGTACCTCAAATAGGAGTTGATTCTAATTTAAACATTAATGTTTTAAATAAAGTTTTATATGCTAATTTTGATGAAATATATGAGATAAGAAACCCACAAACAGATATAAAAATTACTTTTGTATAATGTGTTGCAATAAAGAAAATAAAAAAATTGAATTTATTCCATTTAGGCAAATTATGATTTTCATGGGGGCGATTTTGTGTATACCATTTTATCCTTTTATTATCACTTGGTTATTTTGGGGAACTAATATAAAAATAAAAAATGATAATTCAAGAAAATGATAATAACGTAAAATCTAAAATTTTTCATTTATCCAATAATGTAAAACAGATAAGTGAACCATCTATAGACATAAATCAAGTAGATGAATATCCTCTTTCTACTAGCCAAAAAGGAATTATATCTGGTAAAGTTACATCTAATGGAGGTGTTGCAATACCTAATGCAAAAATATCAATTTTTTTATCAACCGAAGAAAATGAAGAACCCTATACTACTTTATATCCTTATCAAAACATTTTTGATAAAAATCAAGATGGTTTTAGATATAATTTATTAAATAAAAAGAAGAACTTTGGCTCTAAAAAATGTTATAATCCAACTGGCTCATTTTTCACAAAATCTGAAATATTATCTGACCCTTTTATAAATTACATTCATAGTAAATATTATAAGTTTACTGCTGTAACAAACAATAATGGAGATTATGTTATAACTGATTTACCCCTTGGATTAACACAAGTTCACGTAGATATAGATATTTCTGATATAGGATTTCTAAGTCAAAAACCTTATGATTTAATAGCAAGTGGTGCATCAGAAAATTTATTTGAAAGTTTAAGTGTTTTTAAAAAATCACAAAATTTAGATACGCTCCCCCAAATTTTTTCATTTGACACAACAACAGATGTTTTACCAACTTGGAGTCAGGTAGAAGAAAAGGGGATTACCAGATTAGATATAGATTTACCATTAAATATTGTTCCAACAGCATTTATAGTATTTGGTAATTTTACAGATTCTTTAAAGGGTGCAGTGGCAAAAAGTGGAAGAGCTAGAAGAAAAACGGGTCGTAATTGTGAATTAGAATCAAGGGGGGGGACAGTTACTATTTTAAGAAAAATTTCTGACGATTCAAATGAAGTAGAAATTTTAAATAGTCAGACATTTAAAATAGACAGTTTAGGTAATGCGGTGATTCCAGTGCCAATGAATCTTAATAAGATGGTTACTGATAACACAGGTAATTTAGTGCCTTCAAATGATCTTAAAAACGGTATTGCTACTACTGCTAAAATAAGACTTAAAGTAACATTAGATGATTATGACAATGTTAAAAAAAGAACAGCAAGTTATTTAGTTCCCAATTTATACAATGATTTTACATTTGATAATAATACACCTGAAAGAGATTTTTTTGAGGTAAAACGCAATAATATTTATACTGTTACTAACTATATACCTAGAATCCAAAAAACTAAACAACAAACTAATGAAAACTACATAGGTATAAAAAGAATAGGTGAATGTGAGGATAATCTTTCTATGCCATTTAATAGGGTACAGAGCGAATTTAACATATTATATTCTATACTGTGTTTGATAATTAATACTTTTGTGCTTATAGCAGATATAATAGATACAATAGTAGAGTTAGTTCCGTTTACTGGCGAGGGGTTAACTTTTGAATGTGATGGTGTTACTTATGATGATGCTAAAGATTGGAGGGATGAATGCGTAATGCCTAAAATTGCTGATTTTTTTGGTGTTATAGAATATGAATTTTATAATGATTTTCTAACAGGTTCACTTTATCATTTTAAATGGAGATTTAAAGCTAAATATAAGTCTAATAAAGATGCCATATTTTATAAATATAGTGCATATAATTGTAGGGATTATGTTAGTTCTAATGATCCATCCGCAATTAACAGGTGTAGAGAATTAAATGTAGTGGATAGGAGAGATTATAATAACGGAGCAGATTATTTTATATCAGATGAAGCCACTAGAACTTTTAACAGAGGTTTAATTGTAGAATATAATAATGATTTTTTTTATGCGGCCCGTAATGATGTAAACATAAATTCTCCTAGTACTCAACCTCTTAATTTAAATGCATCTGTTACCGAAAAAAACAAGTTACTATTTGGGACTGATTTTATTAATTTAGGAATAACAGAACAGTGTGCCACAAATGAAGGATTTTTCATTCTAGATTTTTTAGAATCTACTACGTTTGAAGAAGAAGAAGGCAATAATTTCCTATATAATATTGGCAATTTTAGCTCTTGTTTCAGACCTAACAATATAGAGGAATTATTAATATATAAAATATCACAATTTGGTACTGAGGTGATAGGAGGAGAAGAAGATGATTTAGATGGTAATTATTATTTAGATCATCAGTTAGTAAGTCAGCGCAGAGAGTTATCTCAGGCATTTAATACATATGGTTTATTTAACTATTTTATTGAAGCACCAGATTTAATTGTGTCTCCTAGTGTAGGTGATGATATTGTAATATTGACAAACTCCATAAATAACTTAGAAGGAAATAGTATTATTCGAGCAGTTAGCCCTTATTTCCATTTTTTTGGATTGAAGAATAGTAAAACTTCATTAGATGTATTAAAAAATAATTTTTTATGTTAATAAATACCTTTAACAATACCTCACTAGTTAACCTTAATTTTTCTATGAATCAATCCATAGAAAAGAATTATGATGTATATGAAAATTATTTATTAAATCTTAATGATCTGGGTATTAGTGAAAGGGATAAATCTATTTCTTTTTTATTTAATATAGGCATAAAAAATATTGTTGACAATGTTTTATTTAACATTACTGGACAAAATTCTTATGCAACCTTAATAGAATCAAGGGCTTATAGTGAAGCTGAAGAAGTTTTTCAATATTCTCTAGATGAAGTTTTAACAAGTGTTAAATTTTGGGGCTATCGTACTACTCTCAGTGAAAATATATGTGATGTCAATAGTTTTTTTCCATTAAAGGATCAGCTAAAATTAAATACTTCTAATTACCATATGGCATTGAGTTATGAAAAATCGTATAGTGATTTAAAAATTAATGGTGTTAATTTATCTGATGGATTGAAATTATTTTTAATAACAGGTGAAACATATAAATCTAAGGATTTATATAAATGTGTAAGTGAAATTCCACATAATTTAGATGATACTTCACTTATAACACTATTTTCTAGTGGGGATACTATTGGTATTATATCAATTTATGATGTGCAAGATAAGTACACATTTTACATATCTAAAGATTATATATTAAATAACGGCATTTCTTTTAAAAAAAATATTCTTGGGTTAGATGTAGAATATTTTTTAGAGTCATGTATAGAAAATAAGGTTGTTAATTCACATCTAGAGTTACAGTATGATGACAATCTTTTATATGACAAGGGTACACACATAAAAGATTGTTTATTAAATGTCCCTAACTCTTTTTCAGAAGCAATTCTTTTTTTTAAGAAAAACAATAATATTAATCTTAATCAAATCCAGTATGGTCTTGATACTTACATGGATGTTGATTTTTCAAATAAAAATAAAGTAAATAATTCAAATAGCTTTTCGTTGCAGATTAATAAAGATAATCCACTTAGGATAGTTGAATATGATCAAAGAAGCCAAGTCTATTCTACTATTAGTGAAATATATCATATTTTCAATACTGTTAATAGAGAAGATAATGGGTTCTATGAAAGCTATTATTATAAGCCATATTATGTTATTCCACTGAGAACTCTTACCCCAGTAAAAGTTACTAGTGAAAATATAGATCGAAATGGATATTATGAAAATGGGCGTTTATTCTATAAAAATGTTAATAATAACCGCTTAAGTAATTTATATCCATTTTTAAATCAAAAACATATAGTAGAAGTTGATTATAGTTTTTACTTATATAGGCAGGATTTATATAACATTTATGAAAAAGGTAATACTTATAATTTTATTCATGAGTTACCTGAAAATTATAACTTAGTAGAATCATTGACATGTTAAATATAAAAAACAAATTTAGTTATAATATAGATGAAAGGCTTTATCGAAGTTTTTTATCTAAAAGTGTTGATAGTAATATTATAATTGATAACGATATTATTTATTCTACCTATGTGTTTTTACATGATGAAATAATATATCAGTTAAAAAATGGGGTAGCAGATTTAAGCTACGGGGATTTAGGTTTTATCAAAGAAGATATAGATAAAAGATTAAATGGATTTATTAAATCTTATTTTTACATTAGATATAAAACCGAAAAAAATAATATAAACTCTGAGATTTTAAATGATGTTAAAATTCCCATACAATATTCATCTGATTTTTTCATAGATAATGTATTAAAAGATGTGTTTGATATAAAGGTTCTTTTTCAAACTAGTAACATTAATAAAAAAGGGCATGTAGTAAGATTGCCGAGAAATACCTATGATGTTTTATATTGTGATTTTATGTTTTTTAATGCTAAAAACGGTAGTTTAATAACATTAAATCAGGATATTATGTTTTCAAGAGAAGAAAAAGACGTAAAGATTTTCCTTTCAGATTTATTAACATTAAATTATGAAAATTCCTTTATAACAACCACAATAGGAAATAATAGATATATAAATTTGTATGCAAATATATAATATAAAAAGTATAATTAACAAACAAACATTTGTTAATCCAATATCTGTAACATTAAACTCTGCTGATTGTATCAATATATCAGAAACCAGTTATGTTAATTTAATTAGTACATCTTATAATGATATAACACTTTTTTTTAATTTAAACAACAATTTAAACCATATAAATTATTATTCAGAGATATTTACTAGAAATGTTAGTAAAACACATGAAATAATAAAAATAAATGTAATAGGCGAAATGGTTAATATCCCTATTTATAACAAGGCATATAATAGGTATTTAAATATAAATTTAAGTAGTGAAATAGGTAAATTTACTGGTGTTATTTCAAATGATGATCAATACTTAATTTATATTGTTAATGCAGATATTGGAAACTTAAATTCAGGAATAAAATACAGAATTGATAAAAATGCTAAAACAACAACTATTATTTTTGATAGATATTATTTTAGTGACTTAACAAGATTTTTACTTATGAGAGATATTAGTATACGTGTTAGTTTTATAGATAAAAAACAACTTTATATTTATAGGGGTGATGACGTTGATATAAATAATAACTTTCATCTTTTATATACTAGTCAAAATACAGAAGAACTATGGGAGCAATAAATTATGGAAGTGTTATACCTGCTAATGTAAACATACAGGATATAGAATTATGGTATACCAAACAAAGCAGAAATGGTATAATAACTGATCCCATAAAATTAGATGCTACTACATATATTAATAAAACATATATTCCTAATAGTTTGGGAAGGTCTATTAGTGGATTATATAAATTAAATATACCATCTAGTTTTTACCTTAATCAAGGTAATGGAACATATAGTTTTTACGTAATTCCAAGAAGTTTCGAGCTAACAATAAGTGACGTTAGTTTTTTAGATGGAACAAACATCAAGGGTCTGGTAATTAATACAAGCAACTTAGATTCATATATAAAAAACAAGCTTTTAAATGTAAATAATGTTTCAGGTTATTTAATTCGTTATATTAATGACGAAAATGAAGAGGATAGTATTGTCAGTTCTCTTGAGCGTATAGTCTCTTACAATTATAGAGTTGAGGCTATTACTGCATCTTTAAACTCTAACATTAATCAATACGGGCTTAGATATAGAATTAATAATACATCTGATAACGTGTTATTAGTAGTCAATCCAACAGTAAGTGGAATCAATAGTTTTGCAGATGAGTTATTTATAGGTATAACTGGGCAAAAAATAGTTTTATCAAATACATATTTTGAACCTCAGTTAATAACAGTTGATTTTACAGATGTTGACTTACAAACTTTATTTGATGGGATATATGGTAATCAGACATTCAATTATGAAAAAGGGCTGCGTACTTTTTATGATGACAATGGTGCTATTATTCACCAAAGAATAGAAAGCACTGTAAAAAATAATGTAGGTGATGATATAAGAAAATTTGCAAAAAATACAGATGCAATAGATACTAGTGAAAGCATATAATGGAGAATAATTTTATTAATAGTGAAAGAGTTTTTAGTGACCTAGAATATACTTTGATCAGAAGTTCAAATATTCTTAGCCAAGAAGTTTCATACAATAATCAAGTTACAGGGCTTGACTATAATAATGTAACAACACAAAAAATAGATTTCTCACAACCTAATACCTATATAAAATATGGGTCATTATCCAATTTATTAAAGCTTGGTATTGAATCTATAATAATTAATTATCCTAAATCTCTTAAGATAGAAACTAATGTTATAGGTAGATCAATTAGTGATGTTAACATATATAATATTTCAAACTTAGGAAATAATCAAAGTTTTAAAATTAATACAAATTACATAAGTAATCCTTTAGAATTAGATTACAGGGTTAACGATTCTTTACTTAATTATTATTTTGAATATGATAATAACGTATATAAGATTTTATCATATTCATTGCCAAATTCTCTACGAAATTCAAGTATATCTTTAACGGTTGAGGGTAAACCTTTTAATAGTCTTTCTGCAATTAATATTAATGGCTATATTTTTAAAACTAGGGATGAAAGATTATTCACAGATTTTGAAAATTATTTACTAAGGGAAAGCTTTTTATTCCAGCGTCAGTTAGAAGAACAATATACATATACTTATAATGAAGAATTTAAGTTTCCATTAATAGATAAGTATAATTTAGATATTAAAAGTGAGCTATATTTAACATTTTTAAATAGTCTTTTAGATATAGCGATATACTATGATGAAAATTATACTAATTTAGTTTCTAGGAAATATATACCCTCAATTTTACAAGAAATTACTTTAAGTTCTAATGGAACGTCTACACTAGGTAAAATTAATGTATTATTAGATGTTATAGCAGCATTTTTTGATAGAAAATATATAGAATCAGTTTCTTTACAAGAAAAAGAAATAACTTATGACTTTTTATCAGAACAAGATAGATATTCTATCTTATATGAACTGAATAAATTTGGAATAAAGATTAATAGTACTAACGTAGGTTTATTTAGTATTTTCTTTTTATACCTAAACCGTTTTTATTTACAGTTTAATAAAGATAGTTTTTTTACCATACAGGAAATACTCAACATTATGGGTATTCCAGATGAACTAATAGAATATAATGAGTACGTATATATTTATGAACCTATTAACATAGATTATTTAAACAATGTATTATTAAAAAAATATGAGTTAATAGATTTACCATTAAATGCAGATGGTAGTGTAAATTTAGAGAGAATTAACACGCATTTTCAATCTAGTACTTATATTTCTAATTTAGAAAAAATAGTCAATGCAGAAAACAGTGGTTTATTTAATGAAGAGCAATTTAAAACCAATCTTTATTTAACTTATAAGACCGACTTTAATACTGATGAAACTTTTTTTGATGTTGTAACAGAAGATACTTGTTTTATTATAAGTGGAGGTACTACTAGTTTTCTTCCTAAAATAATTGTTGATGAGTGTGGTTGCCCACTTGACCTAGATGATTTATCATATCAACTTGAAACTACTCATAATGATCCATATTCACTTTCTTGCCCAAAATTGCTTTTGGATATTGTTACCGAGTGTACTAGTTATGTGAGCAGCGGATTTACAGGTGATACAGAATGTTCTATTTCAGGTATTATTGTATCATCAGATGACCAATTAAATAAAGCAACAATTAATATTAACACTTTAAATGTTGACATGAAGTATAAAATATTAATTGCCGATACTTGTCAGGGTAATAGAGTTATCGAAAGAGATAGCCTAATATCTTGTGAGGTATTTAGACGTTATACCAATGATGCCTTTTTTGGTGCATCTGGTTATGTAACGTCTATAAGATTATATGATACTTTAGGTAATATTCCATTAGATATTAATTTAAATCCATATAGTAGCCCACACCTAACAGGATTTTATGGCAGTGTAACAACAAGTCAATTATTATATTCAAGTATTAATTGGGTAGGTAATATTAAAAAGCTAATTAGAAATGCACTATATGATATTTATGGTGCCGAAGATGGAGTGTCATATGTTTTAGATGTCAATGATTTTTTAGATGGTAATATAGAAATATGTTTTCTCTGTAAAAATAATGTGTTATTACCGCAATATAACATAGGCATAAATGAAAATGACCCACTTATAACATATTTTGATGGTGTCAATTCTCAATTTATCACTAACAGTAAATTAAAATATATTATTAATGATTTAATAGATACTGTTCCCACCATTTTAGGTAATTTAACATTTAGTGGAATGGTAAACGATGGTGAATTATCTAACATTAATGGCAATTATAACTTTATTTCGTCTGTAACTGAAACATTATCATTGATTAATGTAAGTAATAATGGAGTTCTAACAGGATTGACTACTATGCCAATTACATCAGAAGATGTGATAAGCGGGGCTTTTTTAAATTATACAACGTATGGCGGCATTGGCAATTTAACATTTAATGGTAATCAACCCCATCAATTTTTAAGTTCAGGTGAAACATTTTTTTCATATTTTACAGATGAAAATGGATGCCAGTCTAATTTAGTTTCAGGGGTAGTGTTGTGCCCTCCCGATCCATGTCTTTTTCAAGAGGTGGTTGAAACTATTAGAGTTACAACAAGTATAACTGAAACAACTGAAACTCTAAGTTGTCCTGATATAGCATTAACATGGGCATTAGACCCAGTAGAATTACCAAATGATGGTTCTCCTAGTACTTACTCATTAAGTTTAAGATTTGAAAATTTTGTTGCTGATAATATTGATTATTTTGATGGTATTATAACTTTTCCATCATATCCTCTCAATGAACCTATATTATTTACAGGCAATATAATACAAACTTACCACAGTATAAGTGCAACCGTTTTTAATACTCAAACGGTGGATTTTTTATTAAATTTAAAAGTTTATATTAATGGTAAATGTGGGGTTTATGATTATGAAGTATTAATATCCCTACCTTTTGACGATTCGGCAGTAGGGAATGCATTAATTACAAAAGAAAATATAGTTATAACTAACGAGGTATCCACAATTGTAACAGAAACAGTTTATGAATTAATAGGAGGAACACCAATATTGTCTTCAAATATTTCTTGTGCTGATAATGTAGCCACTGTTAATTTAACAGTAAGTGGAGGTACTGCACCTTTTAATTATTATGGATTGATAGATGGACAAGAAATAACAGAAAATGGTATCTATTCTGTCTATGTAGAAGATTCTAATGGCTGTAAATCAGATGTTATAGAAGTTTTAATAGATTGTATCACTGAGGTTAATTGTAGCCCTATAACTCTTATATCTGCGTTAGAAACCACTTCTTCTGATGATGAAAACAATACTTCTACTTTAACATACTCATATAGAGTTGATTTTACTAATATTAGTGACCGAATAGATGAGGTAGGGTTAACAGTTCAAGGAATAAATGGTTCTGAGCTATATATGTTAGGCAATCCAGTTATACAAACATTTAGTACTGACTTTGGAGCAAAACAAATTTTCTTTAATTACAATCCATTTTCACCCATTTTAACATATGTTAAAATTTTTATGGTTGTAAAATTAGAGAATGGATGTATATATAGTAGTGTTCATGAGTTATCAGTAGATGGTTCAACATTAATGAGTAGGCAGGAACAACAATTTATATTAGATAATTAAATATGTGTGGAAATTTAACAATAGTTAGTACTTTAAATGTTTTATCTTCAAGTGATCTAACACTGAATTTAACTGTAGATTTGTCTTTTGATGGTACTACTAGTCCTAATTTGATTGGCTACTATAAAATGTTAGATGTTGATATAACAAGAGAGTTAACTTTTCCCCAGACTGTTATATCTCTTGTTAATGAGGGTACTAATATCGAATATACCATTATTTGTGGAGATACAATTTATACGTGTGATGTATCTCCTACTAATTTAGTTGAAGAAATTTCACCAACAAATCAAACTTATGTTGTTACTTGTAATAATTTAAACGGCAGATTAAATGTTATATCTGGTTGTACCAACCCAAATGCTTCTAATTATAATCCATTTGCTAATTTTAACGATGGATCATGTTATTTTATATCTGGGTGTACAATTCCTTTAGCTGATAATTATAATCCCTTAGCTGCAATAGATGATGGATCGTGTGAATGTTCAAACTATGATGTTTATTTTAGATTAGATGAAATTAATGATGTAATAAATATTACTCCATCTAGCGGTGAAACTTGCATGATTTCAGTAAAATTTAAATATGCAGTAGAAATAAACTGCGATAGTATCACTGATAGAATCTTAGAAAATAATATTAGACTTACTGATAAATTAAATGATTTACAAATTGATTTAAATCTGTATAATATTTCTGGTGATGTTATTATGTCACAGCGGATATACACATATGATGAAAATCTTTCATTATATGGAGATGAAGGATTATGCAATTCAGTTTATGATTTATATTCATTTGAAAATGGGTTAAATTGTGATGATGATGTTTTGAGAAGATTTATACCTCAATATTTGAAAGCTGAAAAGGTTTTTCTTTTAAGTGAACCTGATATTAGAGTAGGGTTAAATATTTCAAATTTTGATTTTGACCATAGAGTTCATATAGATGAGGTAGAAATTACTGTTTTTTGCAATGAAACAGTAAATGTTTGTAGATTAATTCCTGATACTTTTGGTTTTAATTTATATAAATCTATTTCAATTAAAGTTAACGATGAACGCGAGTATTTACTTAATTCAAAAGAAATTGATTTAAAAGTTAGTCCTCTTTATCATATTAATAATGATGTTATTAAATATTTTAATAAATATGGTTTCTATGGTAAACGAGATAGATTATTTGCACTTACATTAGACGAAGTAAAATACGAACTAATAAATGTAAGATCGAGAAAGACAGACAGTAAATATTTTCATAAACACGATATATATGACATATATTTAAGTAATCAAGAATCATGTTCTTTACCAAATAATCAATTAGAATATGATTATTTAGATGCTATATATGGGATTATTCCCAATAACTGGAATACTGTTATTGAACCATTTATTGATCCCACTTTAATTAGAAATAATAGCACCTATATTTATGGAAATAACATATTCCACTGTGATAAATATGTTTATCGCAAATATACGTTAGATAAGGGATGTGATGCAGATGTCGATAATACTGTTGAAATTATCAATGATGATATATGTATTGCAAATAGTGAATATAAATCAAGATTTGAACTAATATCAGCAATTAATGATTTATGCGTACCTTGTGAGGGTACTGGTATTACTTATTCTTTCTTTGATGATGGCATAAGTGAATCGGGGAGGTTAATACAATATACAGGAGATACCTTTACAGGTATAACTGAAGTTATTAATTTTGATACAAATATTTTTTCAGATTGTGAGTGTGTTCCTGTTAATATAGAAATTACAGCATATTCTATTCCTTCCAAGAATGTATTATTTGTTGAATTTATAACAAGTGGAGTTAATGATGTTAGTGAAATAAAAGCTTATGTTGATGGAGTATTACAAACGGGTATAAATACAAATATTAATTTTGACTTTAATACCCAAGCGGGAAACTATACTTATACAAACCATCAATTTGCAATTGATATACTTATTATAGTAGAAAATAACTGTGGAACTGACTCAGATGAATTAGTAGGTATTCCTACATTTTAATATAAACAAAGATTATGTCATATATAGTTGAAAGAGGAGAAAAATTAATCCTAACAAAAGTAACTGAAAGAGGAAGAAGAGCTATCGCAAGAGGTAACTTTAATTTTTCTTTTTATAGTTTAGGTGATAGCGAAATAGATTATAAAAATACTGATGGATTAGCTTTAATAAAACCTAAAGATAATCACCCTACTCAAGTTTCTTTTCTTTCATTGGCAGATGAAGAAAAATATATCCCATTAACTACATTAAATTCTAATGTAGTTAAATTTTCTATTAAAAATAAGGCAAAAACTAGAGGTTTTTTTGATGAATGTTTTATTGATAATGCCACTTTTTTAGAAGAATGTACTAAAATACAAGGAACATTCAAACTAGATAAATTAAATGGTACTAAAATATTGGATTTATCTGGTGTTATTGATAATACAGAGTTTAATCTTTTAAATGATGGTGATATTATAAAAATTAAAATACCTAATTTAGCTATACCTACAAGTGGTTATACAACTACTGTTGATCCTCAACCGTATTTATATTTTGCATTGGAGAAAAATAGTATGAGTCCTGTTTTAAGTGTAGATAGATTTTTACCATCATATAACTATGTGAGTAATGGATCACTAATTGATGTTGCGTTTTGGGTTTTACCTAGAAAGGAAGATGCCATCACATATTACTCGCCTAGTGGACAAACAATAGAGTGGAATTCAGAATTATTGGAGTTTTATGAAAATTGTGAAAGTGGCGACACTAAAGTTTGGAATTTTAATAGGGTATTTTGTGATAGTGTAATAGGTACTATTGAATGTGAAGAAGACTATCAGAATTATGGCTCACAGAATTATAGTTCTTTATTAGTTTACCTAAATGCATGTAAGGCATGTTCTGACATCTCTTCTACTAATTGTAATGATAACCTAGAATCCAGTGAATTACCAAATACCTCATTATCTATTATTCATTTTTCTAATTTTAACACAAGGAATGAATATGGAGAATACCTATACATTGACTCTGTAAATAAATTTTATTTATGTTTACCAGAATTAATGTGGCATAATAGAGATTTTGGCGGCTCCAAATTAGGTGATATTATGGGGATGAGATTTGTTAGCGATGTAACAAAAAAATATTTCTACCCTGAAACATTAAATTTAGAATATTTTGACCTAATTGAAGATGGGTTTTATGTTCAAAGTGGTGTTACTCCTCTAGTAGTAGGAAAAGTTTTCCCATCTTTGAAAATGGCTATTATCGAAAATGAAGAATTACAGACTGTTCTTTCATACAAATCTAATAGAAGCTACTCTTTACCTAAATTAAAGGCCAGACAAATTTCACCAACTGGTGGCGTTAATACAGGTATTTTAAAAAGGGGTAAAAGAATATATCTAACATATTACTTAGAATCAAACAATGGTATTTTAAACGTATTACCTCAAGGAGTTATTAGTTACTTAGATAATGTGGGCAATATTGACCGGGATGTGGATTTTACTATTGAAGATGTAAATAAATTTCCTTATATGAGAAACTTAAATGATGGAAACTATGATGGATTAGGGTTTTTTGCAAATAAATTTAAAGTATTGTATCAAATACAGGATGTAGGGGTATACCCAAAATCAGATGAATGGCAAATTGTTGATTTTACGAATAATATTATTTTGAACAATGAGCCTTTGGGAACCATTGAACCGTTGATCCTAGAACGACAACTTGCATCAGATAATAATTTTATCTTAAATGAGGCTCGTGTAGAAATGCATGGTTTAGGTTTATATGATAATACTTATTTCTGTATAGCATGTGACTCATCTAACTTAACAATGGGGGATGAAAGACTGTTTATTGGGAATGTTGAAACCTATATAGGAGCGGCTGTCTATAAAAAAGTAATAAATATTATTATAAAATCACCAGATTTGAAAAAAACTGATAATAATAGTTATGAAATTGGGAACAAGTTTTTAAGTGAGATTTCATTTTATAATTCTGATTATGAGCAAATTGCAGTATCTAAATTATCAAGACCTGTTCAAATAAGAGAAAATAGTACAACAGAAATTGAAATAATTTTTGATTTTTAATTAGGTTAATTAAAATATTGTTCTTATATTTGCCCTATAAACTAAAATAGGTTGAAAATAGGGAATAATTTATTTGAAGAATTATCATATTCAGAAGTTTTTTTAGAAGAGGATAATCACATCTACATAAATAAAGTCACTGGAAAATTTTACAATTCAGTGACAGGGTTACTTTCATTGATAAAAAATGAATTTAACCAAGATGAGGCTATAAAAGGCATAACTCGTCAATACCAAACTTTTCTTAGTTGGTTTAATTTTAGTAAAATTCCATCAGAACATTTAATTGAATATCTTTCTCTTTATATAAATTATAGGCAGTTTACAGTAAGAGAAGAAAAAGAATTTGAAGGTCGTAAATATTCGGGTTATGCCATGCAATTAAAAGATTATGTTACCCCATCAGAATTTTATATTGAATATTCTTTTTTAAAAGAAACTCAAGAAATTAAGCGTAAAAAAAATATATATATAGGACAAGATGGTAAATTAATGAATAAGGCTAGTATATTGGAAATGTGGAAAGACATGACTGATATAGCTAATCATTATGGTAACATAGTACACGTTACTTTAGAGAGAGAAATCTTGGAAAAACAAGGGCTACTTGATTTAAAAAATGATGTTTTATTACAAGCCATACAAGACCATTTTTTTTGGATTAAAAAACATCTTCCACTTTTTTATGAAAAATATCCAAACTCAAATCATTCTTTTGAAGAATATGAATTAAATTGCACTTTAGGAGAATTAATGACTCATATTATTATTGAGTTTTACAAAGTACACCAATTTGTAGGAAGATGTATTGTACCTGAAAAGAGATTATTATATAAAAATTTAACTGGTACAAAAGACATTCATGAAGATATAGATGGTTATCTTTTTAATACAGGTGACCATAAAACAAATAAGGATTTTTCTTTTACGTCAGAGTATAATCAAAGATTATTAGCACCCTTTAACCATTTAGTACAAAGTGAATTTAATCTTTATACTTTGCAATTATCAATATATAGCTTTATGGTAGAGCAAGTATATAATAAAAAATTAAATGGGCAATATATTACCTATTATAATCGTAAATATGGAGCATTTAAGAAATTTGAGATTCCTTATTTAAAGGATGAGGCAGAAGTATTAATTCAGTTAAATACTGATTGGATAGAAGAAAGAAAGAAACGATTCCTTTGTTCATCGTTAGGTGGTTTAATTGAAGCAACAATTAAACCTATATGGATGGATCATTTTGCTAAGTCTTTTTACTACTTTGTTAAAAGTAGTAAAGAAAAGGGTGATACTGATGTAAAGGTATTTAAAGATTTTATTTTTCAATATGAGCATAAATATAAAAATGTAACTTATCATGGATAGAATAGTTTTAAAACAAGGAGATTGTCTTGAATTAATGAAAGATATAGAAGATTCTAGCATTGATATGGTATTTGCAGATTTACCATATGGAACAACTAAATGTAGATGGGACGTTGTTATTCCATTTGAACCATTATGGGAACAATATGAGCGAATTATTAAACCTAATGGAGCACTAGTATTCACAGCTTCTCAACCATTTACAAGTGCTTTAGTTATGAGCAACCCTAAAATGTTTAAATATGAATGGATATGGGAAAAATCAAAAGCTAGTAATTTTTTAAATGCTAAGAAAAATCCGTTGAAGGCTCATGAAAATATTCTTATCTTTGGAAAGAAAAAAGTTAATTATTATCCTTTAAAAATAGAAGGTAAACCCTATAATAAAGGAAAGCGGAAAACAGAAAATGGTTATGCAACAGATGTCTATGGTAAAATGGATAGTGATTTTTTGGTTGTAAATAAAAAAGGCTTGCGTTATCCAAGATCAGTACAATATTTTAAAACTGCTGAATCAGAGGGTAAATATTTAGCTACTCAAAAACCAGTAGCATTAGTAGAATATTTCATAGAGACCTATAGCAAAGAAAATGACATTGTTTTAGATAATGTTTTTGGTTCTTGTACAACAGGCATAGCCTGTATTAATAAAAATAGACGATTTTTGGGTTTTGAAAAAGACAACACGAATTTTAATATTGGTGAAAAAAGAATAAAAGAAAAATTTAATTTAATTTAATTATGAACAAAACAGAAAAAATGTTAAAGGGGTATGGGTTTGATGATGTAACAATTATCCCTTATGCTGAAAACAGTATTAAATCAAGAGGTGAGATAGGGATCAATTTTAATGAGTTAATTTATGTATCTCCTATGGATAGCATCATTAATGATGCCAACATAGATTTCTTCAGGAACAGAGGTATCATAGTACCACAAGTACGTAATATGTGGAAAAATGATAAATTAGCTAATTCGGGCTATGTTACTTTTTCATTGTCAGAAGCTAAGAATTTAATTGACCATAAAGAATCAGATGAGTTTGAATATATGAGCAATCAATTAAAAAATAATAAAAAAGTTAATTTACTAATTGATATAGCAAATGGCCATTTAACCGAATTATGGTCTGTTTGTTCGCAGATAAAGTCTTATTATAAGGATTATCTATATCTTATAATTGGTAATATTGCAAATCCTAATACATATAAACATATATGTGACATGGAAATAGCAGATGCAGTAAGAGTGGGAATTGGAGGTGGTTCAAGATGTCATACATCATCTAAAACTGCTATTCACTATCCAATTATTTCACTATTAAGTACAATCAAGGATATTAAAGATAAATATAATTATAAAGTTGATATTATAGCGGATGGTGGAATAAAAAATTCATCTGATATAATTAAGTGTTTTTGTGCAGGTGCTGATAAAGTTATGATGGGAAGTGTATTTGCAAAGACTTTAGAGTCTGCTGGTAAAAAATTTTTTACTGATGAAGATAAATATATTTTACCAGTAATGGATGCCAAAATTGATGGTATTGATATTGATATGGTGGAAAGATACCGTAGTGGACAAACAATATATAGTGAATATAGAGGTATGTCAACTAAAGATGTACAAATAAAAGAGGGAAAAGCTGCACCAACTTACGAAGAAGGTTTTATTGAAAATATAAAAGTTGAATATATGTTAGATGAACTTTTGATAGAAATTAATAACTCGTTAAGATCAGCTTTTTCTTATTGTAATGCGAGAACATTATCGGAATTTTATACAACTTCAATTTTCATACAAAATTTTAATAATAACCACAATAGTTTATGATAAAAAAAATATATCATAGTGCTGATTGGCAATATTGTGTCAGTCGTACTGAAAATTTTGACAATGCAGCTTCTCAATATTTTAAATTAATAGTAGAAGATATAAAAAAATATGGTTTAGATAATAAAGAAGTTTTACAAGTCATTGCAGGTGATATTTTTCATAATAAAATGAAATCTTCTGTACAAGATTTTCTAGCAATAAAAGATTTTCTACGAAAATGTGGTGAAATATCAGAGGTTATTGTAACGGTGGGGAATCATGATTATGACATGAAAAATAAACAAAGAGGTGATATGTTGTCATTAGTTTTTAATAATTTTTTGATACCAAATGTCAATTATTATTTAAACAGTGAGATTATAGAGTATGAAAATTTAAGATTTTTTATTATATCTAACTATGATGACAATAAGTTTCCAGATAATTACTCTACAGATATAGAGAAGAAAGATAAATTTAACATCGGTATATATCATGATACGCTAGTAGAGGCATCTAATTATGGTGACGCTGGTAGTTCAAAGTTTTTTAAGAACTCTCTATCATTAAAGAAATTTAATGGCTTAGATGCGCTTATAATGGGTGATATACACAAAAGACAAATATTATTATTATCTAATGGTGCAAAAGCGGTGTATAGTGGATCACCATATCAGCACCATTATGGTGAGAGTATAAATAATCATGGCTTAGTTGTTTGGGATATAGATAACGAAATTACCCCTCACTTTATAGACATCGAACCAAGACAACGATTTATAAAAGCAAATTTCATAAATAATAAACTAAAAGTTTTAAATGAAGAAATTTAATAAAGAAGACCGTTTTAAATTATATGTTAATGGTACGTTAACAAAAAATGAGTTAAATATACAATTACACGAGTCGGCTAAAATTCTAGGTGTCCCTATTGAAAACATCCAAATTTTTTCTACTGGCAATGAAATGGAAATTATAAGTGAAGTTATAGAAGATAAACTTTCTAGTGTAACGGGCTTACATAATTTATATGAAGAGTGGTTAAATAAATGTACTGATGTAGAAAAAGAAGAATTTTATAAAATTGACCAAAAAGTAAATATTAAATTTGAAGAAAAAACAAATAAGTCAAATTATAAAATTTTATATGTAAGGGGTAAAAATATAAGATCATTTGGTGAGTTTCAATTTAATTTCTTTGAATACAGTGATTTATTATTAATTAATTCTACTCCGCAAAACTATGGAGGTAAAACTAATTTTTTCAAGTTATTTGATATACTTTTATGGGGTAAATGTCGAAAAACAGATGAATGGGCAAAATTAGATGAAACAGTTAATATTTTTGCTAATAAAAATGACACATATTTTATTGAAGGTATTGTTGAGGTATGTGACAAAAGTTATTTTTTAAGAAGAGACTATTTTGTTAATAAGGCGGGAACAGTATCTCATAAATTTAAATTGTATCTCATAACGGATGAAAAAACAGCTAATTCTTTTATTGAAATAGAAAATGATAATGTTTATTTTCATAACAAAGATAATCATAATCGCTCTATGGATGGACATTGGGCAATTAATCTCACTGAGGAAACTGCCCATGAATCACTTAAAGTTTATCAGAGGGAAATAGGAGATATAGAGGAAAATTTAAAAATTTCACATTTTAATGCTGAAAACATCTATGAATTATTAATGACAAAACCATCTGAAAGAACTAGAAATTTCTTTAACTTGTTTGGTGGTGATTTTTTCACTAAGAAAAAGGAAGAAGCAAAAGTTTTACATAAGTCATTTCTCACTAATTCTAAAATTAAAACATATGATCCATCAGTTATTTTACAATCTATTGATGATTTAGGTATAGAAATGGTAGAGTTAAATAGTAATTTAGATTTAATATTAATTGAAAAAGAGCGAGTTGAACAAACAATTAATCAACTTAATATTAATACCGAAACTTTAAAAGAAAGTTTAAAAAAAATACCTCAAAGCCCGACTGATATTTTTTATTTAAAGTCTGAACTTGAAAGCTTAGAAAAAATAAAAGTAAATTATGCAGGAAAAATTAAAGAATGTACATATGATTTAAGTTTTGAAGAAAAAATTAGCACTATAAAAACTCAGCTTTCAGAGTTAAACCATAAATATAATGAGGAACTTATTGAATTGAGGGTAAAAATCATAGAAGTGGAAGGAACAGGTTTATCCAACTATAAAGCCTATGTCGATTTACACGATACATATAAAACAAAATCTTCATTAATAGAAAATTTTATTAAAGAGAAGGAGGTTATTTTAAAAGAATTAGATAATATAGGAACAAATTTAATTTGTGGGAAATGTGGTCAACCTGTAAAAAATAGGAACGAAGAAAAAAATACATTAAATAAAAGATTGCAGGAAATAATAGAGGAACTAGAATCATGTGATACAAACCCCCTATTAAATAAACTTAAAATTCTTGAGAGTAATTTCAACGCAAGAAAAAATAATGCATTAATTCAATATAAAAAAAATGAGAGTGAAAACAAATCATTACATGATATAAATAAAAAAGAATTAGAGCAAGAAATTATTTCACTAGAATCGCAAAAAGAAATCTTTCAATTTAATGAAACAATAATTGCACAAATTGAAACTGTTGATTTAAAAATTTCTAATGTAACCGAGAAAATTGTTTTATTTAATACTCATATAGCTGATATAAAACATAATGAAAATGTTCAAGCACAAATTAGCTTATTAAAAGAAAAAGAATCTTTGGAAAAATCTAATTTAGTTCTTATAACAAGAAATTATGATGTATTAAAAAGTACTCAACAAATTAAAAGAGATCAAATTGCTCACCAAAAAGCAATATTAGAACAAATAAAAGGTGATATTATAATTGATAAGGCATTTAAATTATATGTCGAGGCACATGATAAAGATGGAATCATAAATAATTTAATGCTTAACTATATAGGTGTTATTAATGAAGAGTTAGATGTGATCATGGGTGATTTACCATTTAAATGTTATGTGGTACTTGAGAAGGGCATAATAGATTATATTATAGAAAATAATGAAACTAAATATAATTTAAAAAATGGGTCTGGTATGGAAAAATGTGCATCTATGTTAGCATTAAATTTAGTTCAAATTAATTTTTCTAAAATAAATATACCTAATTACATAAGAATTGACGAAATTTTTGGGCCAATTGGAGGAGAAAATATCGAAATTATCTTAAAAATCTTAGAGAGATATAAATCAGTTTTTGAAAAATGTTTTATAATTTCACATCGTGAAGATATAAAAGATGCTTTTTTAAATGCCGAAGTTTTAACTATTAAAAAAGAAGGAAAAATAAGTAAATTATGTTAGAGGAAAACAGATTTTTATATGACCACGTAGGGCAGTATTACAAACCTATGAAATTATCAGAGCAAATGGATCACTTAATCATGTATTTAAATACTAAAAATTTAAAATATAGAAATGATCTGGTTTTTGCAAATTATAAATTAATAAAAAAATGTGTAATTAATATTTCACGTAACTGGAATTTAAAAGATGATCAACAACATGACATGTTTTTTTATGCTGTTGAGAGCGCATTAAAATCGTTAGACAGGTACACTATTGGAAGAGGCACTACAACTGTTCCTAGTTGGATAAATACTTGCGTAATGAATGATCTTTATGCCTTATTAAAAAGAAGTTATACCGAAAGAGGTAATTTAAATATAATTGATGTAAGCCCTTCCTATAAGGATAACATAATTAATGATAGGAAAATTTATAATCAAGTCATAAAAACAAATGAAGTCCCCATAAAAAATATAAAATACAATGTGGGAGGAGAAGAGCTTGTTTATAGGGGTACTAATGACATATCTTTTTTTTCTATTGATGAGTTAGAACATTTTGATTTATGTGATAATACGGACGTAGAAACAGAATTGAATAATGAATTATTAGAAATTATAAAAGACATTCTTTCTAAGCGCGAATTTTTAATTTTTAAAAATATAGCTTTAGGTATACGTACAAAAAAAGATATTATATATGAAATTCCACCTTTGAACAGTCAAGAACTTGAAAAACTTGAAAACCGAGGAAAAAACGAGATTATTATAAATAATAAATTAATAGAAGTAATATGGAGTAAGTTTTACAAGGGAGAAAAAGAATCTGTTAAAAATGGTACATATGTATTTTCTTCCTCAGAACTCACAGAAGTTATTTATAATGGGAAAGATGTAAAACCAAGATTTATTAATTCTAAATATTTATATAATATAAAACTTGATAATGAAGGTTATTCAATAAGTGGAATGAGTGCAGGAATTATATATAATGAAGCATTGACAAAACTTCGAAATTTTTTAATTAAAAATAAAATAAAAAATATAACAGATTATGCAGACAAATTTACAAAAGTATAGTTCATATATTATGATTGGGCTTGCTTTACTATTACTTTTGGTATTATCTAATAAATGTAGTTTAAAAACACAGCTCATGTTAGAAAAAAAATCTAGAGAAGCTGATAAAAAAGAATTCATGTTAAAATTATCTAATATTGATTCTCTTTTCTTAAATGAAAAAAAAGAAATTCTTTTACTAGAAAAGGAATTTGATAATCCAAATACAACTCTAGAAGAATTAAAAAAAAGGTTAAATGAAAATAACTAGAGGCACATTAATTGCAGTAACAGTTGCTTGTTTAGTTCTATTTTATTTGGGATTAGGTATTACAAGTGTTTTTCACAGTATTTATTTTTGGCATATTTTTAATGAACAGTTTTATGCTTATTTACTAGCCATAGGTGTTTTTTTAGGAATTGCATCGGTATTGCTACTAACGTTCTTGAAAATAGGTACTAATTTTACCAAAGCAATGATCTTCTTTCCCACCTTATTTGCAGAAATATGTGGGAATGTTTTTTATCAATATATAAAAATTGATATTGCTTCTTTAGATTATCAGGCATATTTAGAACTTATGACTCCATTACTTAACTTTTTTAAAATAATGGAAGATGCTGAATTTAGCTCTTATTTAAAAAGTATGACAGCAGTTATATTTGGATTATGGATACCGATTGTTCACTTAGGAGTATTTTGGGGTCTTATGAGCATAATTAAAGAAGTAGACGTTTTTAATGAAAGTGAACAATCTGATGTAGATGTTAATTCTAATCAAGACGAGATTATTAAAAATGATGAACCTATTGTAGAAGATAAAACCATATCTTTAGATGAAGTGATTATTGAAAATCAAAAAGTTATTATCCCACTTGAAGAAAAAGAAGAGGAGATTCTAATATCTGATAATAAAGCTGATTTAACAAAAGAAGTTTTATTACCTATACTATCCGAAGATTTGTCTAATACTGAAATTAGCGATGTGACATATGAAAACAAGATAATATTAAAAGATACAGATAGTTCTGTTAAAAAAGGAAAAAGAACTATTAGAGAATAAAATATTAATTTTACTATTTATAGATAATGCAAGAACAATTTCTGTTTTTTATACTTATCATTTGTGCAGACGGGAAAATTGGCTATAGGTAAAAAAATGGGTTGTTCTTGCTTTTAACATAAAAATATATGACGTTTTTCATATCTGAAGAGGTATTAACATTACCTAATGATAATGATTTTTTAAATGATGCTAAAACAAATATTATTGAGTTAGCAGGTTCTTTGTCAGTAAGCTTTGACGATATTACTTACGATTATGAAAATAATATGTTTCAATGGTCAGGTTCGTTTGGTGATAAAATTAAGTGGTTATTTACTATGGGAAAAGGCAACAGTGGGTTTTATTTAGAAAATGCTTCCATGTTAAGATTAGAACCTACTGTATTACAAGCTTTATTAAAACTACAAGGATATTTTAATGTTGGATTCACTAAAGCTGTAAATGAAAAACTAGCAAAAAAAGATTTTTAATAAAAAACATATGAATAATAATAACACAAGCCCAGAAATATTGGAAATTAAGGCAGAGATGTCTGAAAATGATTCAGGTGCTTATGAAACTCCATTGGTACTAGAAGATGACTATATAGAATTGACCACAGAGCAATTTGAAAAAATGGTGATCGAGAAATTAATGGAATCACAAGTCTATTCAGTTGCTGCTGATTTAACAAATAAATACATAAAGTCTAGTAAAACTAAGGCTAAAAAACCAGCTAAAAGTGGTTATTTCTTTCCTAAGTCAGATAGCAGTAATCCTCACAATACTGAGGATATGGAAGTTGAAAGAGGGAATAATGGTCTTGATTCTATGGAATCCGCAGTTGATGGTGATGCCATAGGAGAATCAAAAAAAGAACAGATATTGGCCACTGATAAAGAAACTGGTAATTCAGTGGAAGGGGTTGGAAAAGAATTGGTTAAAGACAATGATAACCGAGCAAAAGAAACTTCAAAAGATGATGTTACACAAGTTGGAGACAACCCAATTAAACTTTCTGAAAACATAAAAAAATATGTTTTAAAAGATAAGAGCTATTTAAATGAAGAATCTTTAGAGCGTATTTTAGAAAAATATCAATCTAAAATGAAGGGGAGTGTGTTTATCATCCAAGATGGGCATGATAATGTCTACAAGATAGACTGGTCGCAAAATAAAGCTGAAATACTTGAAAAACACGATATAAATCATTACGCCAAACAAATAGCGTTACAAGAAAGATTATTTAAATTATTTTAACATGGATGTATATAATGTCAGGTCATACAATGGAGGTTTAATTTTACAAATTTTTAATGAAAATGGTACTTTTTATTATTTTGATGCTACTCGTAAGGAAATCATAAGCAGTAATAGTCCTTCTATTAGAAATTTAGTTTTAGATGATCTAATAATAGATTGTGCATCTATATGTCTTACTTTTGAGATTGATTGTGTAGATGGAGCATTATTAACAAATGCTGCCTTTTGCTTGGTTACAAATGGGGGTGATCCAATAGTAGGAAATTAAGATTTTTTTTCATCGTTGTTAATGGCAGAGAGTTCATTTAAAAGAACCGCTGCCATTTCATTTTTCCAATTATCTGATTTGTAATAAATCATTTGCTGTAAACTGTTTATGAATAAAGATACTGCTCCCGATAAGCTACCACTAGCTATATAGGATAATAATGTATATTGAAATTCAATATTATGAATAGGTGTTCCAGTGAAATGCAGAAAAATTCCTACCCAAAAACCAGTACATAGTGGACAAATAAATAATAACCCAAAAAAATTAGGTGATATTTTTTTAAAAAAATCTCTGAATCCTTGAAAAATAGAGCTATTTGTTATTATGATAGTAATAGCATAACAAATTAATAATATCATTGTACTAAATTTATTGCACCTTGAAATCTTGTTTCTCCTATAATAATAGTAACTTCCTCTGAATTTTTATCAATAATGTGATAATTTTCTTTTAAAAGTTTCATTTCATTCATAAGAAAATTTATTTTTTCTTCTAGTGTATTTGGCTCATCAAAAGTTTTTTTGTTTTTATCCATGTACTCAAAAAGACTTTCATTTTTTGTTGAAACTCTTTCTAAAAGTTTACTGGTATCATGATTTGGTTGCATCTAAATGTATTTTAATTTGTTCTTTAACTATTTTCGTTATTAATATTTCTAACGCATTAACATTAAATATTTCGCTTTTATTATTATAAGTAGATGAGTCAGTCTTTTTTTTATTTAACCTATCCTCTATATTTTGAGTATGGGTCATTATTCTATTTAAAAAAACATTTCTTTCATCGGTTGTTAAAGGCTCTACTATTTCATCACCAACTGCTAAAACAGCATATTCAGGTGGTATAACGGGAGTAGCTTCTTTTTTAAAAGCTTTTTTCATAATATATATGGTTTATAAAGAGTTTCATATTTTATGTCAAATTTTTTAATGATATTTTCATTATATAAACTTCTCATTCTTTTATTTAAAATACCTAAATAAATATTTTTTTTACTAAGTAATATATTCTGAGCAAAAAATGAAGCCTCTCTTTTATTTGTACAAACTATAAGATAATTTTTCTTATCCTCTGCTTCAAATATAATCTTATTAAGAAAAATATAAAAGACATAACCCTCTAATGAAGAAACTTCGTTATATCTTACATATGCTTTTTCTGGATATGAATAAAATAATCTCTCTTCATATATGTTTTTAATTTCTAAAACTTTATAGCCATTACTTGTTGTATATCCTAACCCTTTAGTATACGGGTTATTAGTTATTAACAGTAATTGATGTTTTATTGCTTTTCCATTCTTATAGGTTTTATAAAATTCTATATTTTTATTTTCTTTTAAAATTTTATCATATTTGTTTTTTATAATTACATATTTTTTATTTAATGCAATTGTAGTTTTTTCTACGCTATTCTCTATTTTAATAATTTTATAAAAATATTTCATAAATAAATTTGGTTATCTGGATAAAATATATTATCTTTGCACTAAATAATAAATAAATATTTTATGATAGAATTATTAGAAGATGGCAATGATGTCAAAAAATTAGTTGATGATTTTTTTGACCGCACAGGAAATGACAACTATATGTCATATCACGTTTTTTCATTTGAAATGAGGTTCAATAAACAACGAGATATTGGAAAAGTGGTTGTCTTAAAAGAAGATGAAAAAGAAATTCTTATTGCTGAAGGTATTAAAGAACCTGTCGATGTAAGAATCTTTTTTGATAGCAATGCTATAGATGAATTACGATCCATGTCTATAAATGAAGGTGATCCTAACCTACCTAAATTGGCTGTTGACCGTATATTGGAGGGGATTTGGTATGATCAAGAAAAAGATAAGGTCATGTACGATAAACCAACAGTACAAGAATATACTGGCATATTAACATCATATGATCCTGTTGTAGTAACAGAAGTCTATAGAGCTGCTATTGATCAAATAGAGCAAAAGAGAAAAGAACAAAAAAATGGGGGTTAACGAGTAATACCCATAACTTTTTTTATCGCAGCAATTTTTTCTTCTGTTGTTAAAGGCTGCTGTCTAACAATATTATTAAAAGTTGCTGCGGTATTAGTTGCAGTATTTCTTGAACCTCTTGTACAATTACACATTATGAAAATCGTTTTAAATAAATATTTAAATAAAATAAAATTTATCATAAAAAACGATAAAGTATTGTTTTTTCAGATAGTATTATTATTGTTATTATTATTAGTTATTTATCGTGGATTTCATCACTTACCTGATAAAACAGAAATAAATGAAATTCTCATGAATAGTAAACAAAAAAACCTGTATATTATTGATGTTGGACATGGATATACAGGTGAATGTAAGGGTAATCATGTAAAATTGGAGGATGGTAGTTGTTTTTACGAATATCAATATTGCTATGATCTTTATAAAAAGATAGACATTATGTTAAAAAAATCTAATATTTTTTCCATTTTATTAGATACTAATGTTTTAGTGCAAAACATGCCTATTAATACAAGAGTAAGAGAGGTTAATAATATAGTAAGAAAAGTTAATAGAGCAAATATTACAACATTAGTGATTAGCTTACATGCAAATTATACTAGTAAAAACCCTGATGCAACAGGAGTTGAAGTTTATATAAACTTAGAAAAGCAAAAAAATATTTTAGATGCAAGTTTATATAATGAAGCAATGACAAATGCAGCCATACTTTTTGCTAATAACCTAGCTCATTATAGTGGACTACCATTAAGAAAGTCTAGGGGTAAGGAATATAAATTATCAGAATTAAGGCCAGAAGATTGCGGCATTTTAAAAAGAACAAAGTGCTATGCGATTTTAACAGAAAACGGTTTTTTCTCCAATGAGAAAGAAAGAAATAAAATGCAAACCGATAAATTTAAAACAAATATTGCGTATGCACATTATGCCAGTATATGTGAAATAGAGGGAATTATCCCTTATCCTATAAATATTTTTTATGAACAATAACTTAAAAAAAGTAGAAGAATTTCAATTATTCTTTGGTAAACCAGTAAGAAAAAAACCTACATTAATTTCAAAACCAGAATTTGAGTTGAGGGTTAAACTTCTAAAAGAAGAATTACAAGAATTAGAAGATGCTTATGAAGCAAATGATTTAATAGAAATTGCGGATGCGCTTATTGATATTGAATATATTTTGCATGGTACAACATTAGAAATGGGGTTTGGTGATTATAATGAAATTCTGTTTGATGAAGTACATTCTTCTAATATGAGTAAAGCCTGTGATACGTTAGATGAGGCTAACTTATCTATTTTGTCTTATAAGCAAAAAGGAGTAGAAACCTATTCCTTATATAAGGAAGAGTATGGCAAATATTTGATTTTGCGTAGTGAAGATAATAAAATTTTAAAATCAATAAATTACAACGAAGCTAACTTAACTAATTTTTTTAACTAAATTAATCAAAACTTTAATTTTTATGAACAAACTTAATTTAAATGATGGTTCTTTCTTATACCAAATGACTAGTGAGTTAAATACTCAGGTTGTTAAAGAAGAAAAACAAAAACATTATTGCATTGCAATAGATGTTAGTGGGTCGATGCATTATTCGCTTGAATCTATTCGAGAACATTTAGGAAATCAGATTGCAACGTCATTGGCTGAAAATGATTTGTTGTCTATTATCTATTATTCTTCTAATGGTGATTTTGGACTTATCTTAGACCGTTTTATCTATAAGGGGATAGATTCTCTTATGTCGGCTAAAAATGCCGTCAAAATGCTTAAATCACGTAATTTAACTGGCTTTTGTGATCCTTTGAAATTGGCAAAGAAAACTTTTACTCAATCTGAAACCAATATTTTTATTTTCATGAGTGACGGGTATGAAAATCAGAATTCAATTACCTCAGTATTGAATGCAACATCTGATTTAGCATCTGTTGTTGATTATGGTATTGTTATTGAGTATGGAGATTACGCTAACCACGATTTGTTGCTAAAGATGGGTGATATTTTAGGAACAACAATATATGCAAAAAATGTTCAGACCTATAATATTCAACTAGACACCATTGTTAAAGGAACATATTCTTCTAATACTATTAAAATTCCTAGTACAGATATTGAGCAAATTTTCTTTGTACAGGATGGATTAACAGTTGTTCCTAAGTTGGTAGATAACGAGTATATTATTCCTATTGACTTGGTGTATTATGTTGTTTCATTTAATTCTAATTATGTACCAGCAAAAGAGATAAGTCAACTAAATCAAGGGTTACTGGGATTATGTTACATCAATGAATCTAAGCCTAGTAAAGTATGGGAATATTTGGGACAATTGGGTAGTATATCATTAATTGACCAATATTCTGGGGCCATTGGCAATCAAAAATTAAATGAGTTTCAACAAAAACTTCTTTCTTATATTGTAGCTGAAACAGAACTATTTGAAGGCGGGTTTGACTTAAATTATTTACCACCATCTAATGAATTCAATCTTATTGATTTGTTACAATTATTGAGTGAAGATGAAGAAACAAAAGTTTACACAAGAGATGATCGTTTTAACTATAGTAAGATTGGTTCATCTAAGGTTCAAACATCAACATTAGATGAAGAGAATCCTTATAAGTTGGATTATGAATATGTTGACCTCATTGAAAAAGGTAATCCCTTGGAATTAGTATATAACTCATCTCGTGCAAACATTTCATTTCAAGTTAATCATAAAGTTAGTGTTGATCTAACACCTGTTATTAATGCTAAAAAATTAGTAGGGTTGCCTGAAAAAGTGGAAACAATTATTTTTAGAAATTATACTATTGTAGCTGATTTAATTTTAAATCTAAAACAAATGGTTGTAACTACATCTGAAGAAACACTAAAAATCATTCCTACTGATTTGTATGAAATTGTTAATGGTAGAGTAGTTTTGTTTTTAGATAAGTTATCGCTTACCAATCGTGATATGATTGCTAGTGTTGACATGGAAGCATTTGCAGAACAAGTCTTGGATGATAAAATGTTAGCTTATCGCCAACGTGTTTTTAATTCACTATCAAAAGAAAATGAAGTAAAATCATATTCTAATCCTTTTGTTGAAAAATATGGTGAAGAAGTGGCAAATCAATTATCAGAACTTGGAATTGGTAATAATGGTTTTTCTCCTAAAGTAGTTAGTGTGAGCGGTCAAGATATGTACTATGCTCCTGAAATTACTACTAAGGTAGCTGGGATACAATCAGTCCCAAGTTTGGATAATGTGATTAAAAAAGTAAATGAAAAAGGAGAAGCAAAATTAACTCCGGGTGAAACAATTCTTTATGGAATTTATAAAGAATACCTAACATTTATCTCTATGCCACATTATGTTAATTCTGCTGATCAAAAAGCATTATTAATCAGTTATTTGGAAACAGAACAAAAGTCTATCCGAAAAGTAAAGCGTAATATCCTTTATAATTTATCAAAATCAATTTTCGTAGCTTTGCTGAGTAAACAAAAAATTGACAATGATCAGTATGAAGTAACAAAGGAAAATAATAAATTTTCTATCACAATTGACCAAAAGGTTAAAGAAGTGCTTATTTAATATTACGTTGGGGGGAAAGAAGCTATTATTGTTCTTTCCCCCATATTTTAATAGAGTAATATACAACGCTGTGGTTGTATAGTAAAACTAAGTTCTATTACACCTTCTCCTTCCATCTCATAGTCACCAAAACTGATTTCATCTACAAGAATACAATTCTCATATCTCCATACTGATATAGCAGTACCTGCGGGATCGAGAATTTCAAAATCAATATCTTTAGCATATCCAACTGCATAACCTGATCGACCTGTTACAGCTTCATGGTGTAATCTTTGCCATTCTATTAGTGCCTGAGTAGTAGATGGTGCAATAAAGTCACGAGTAACCACTGACAGTGAACCCCAAACACTTTTACCAATAACATAAGTCTCAGTATTTAAGTACCCCATTACCACTTTATTATTTGTAACTTTAGGGGCTTGAAAACTTTTTATCATAAAAGGCAATATTCCTATATCATTAGGAAATCTAGCTACAAATCTATGCTTTTGTTTTGGTTCAGCTTGTATAGGGGCTTGAAATAGTAAATCAGCCATATATTATTTTTTATATAAATAGTTATTATTAATTATTTTGTATATTGGAATTTCATATATTTTTTAAAAATTTCTTCAAAGGCATCACTATCTAAAATTTTATAAACATGTATTCCAAACTTCTTTAGTTTAGTATCTGTAAATTTTAATTGATATAAGGCTCTTCCCATGTGGGGTATCATTATTTCTGCACTAACATCAATGGCCTCATTTAAAGAAACTCCGTTCTTTAATACTTTAGTAAGAATAGTAATATCTGCATCTTCTATTTGAGATTTAAGCTCTCTTTTTAATTTAGTTGTTATTAATGGAAAATAATCTAATATGCCATCCATTAATTCATATCTTGCTCGTTGTTCTTTGTTACCTTTAGCTCGTAACCAATTAATTCCTTTTTTTACCTGTTTTATTTGATCTTTAGTTTTATTACCATAGCTTTTTTCATTTATTGTTGCTAAATCTAAAATTTCAGGGATTTCATTAACCATGAAAAATTGCATATTATTAATAATGTCTGCCTTAACTTTAGGTTGAGACAAATATTTTTCAATGGCTCCTTGGTAAGCAATATCTATTTTTTTCTCCCCACTAATATTTTTAAAAAAAGAAGGTTGAGAAGCATATATGTAATAATCTATAAATAATCTTGCGAAAAGTTTATAAAAATCTTGTGTTTTACCATTCTCATAATCATTTAATACTTGTAATAAGCTTATTCTACTTGCTAAGGTAGGCATTTTTTTCTTTATATAATTTGAGAAATCACCACCAAAGATTTCCGCAATTTTTTTTATTATGTTTTTATTTAAATTACGCTGTTCGCTTGTAGATAATCTATCCATCAATGAATCTATAATTCCAGCTTCTACTAATATTTGCATTTTATTGTATAACGTTTATGATAATTTCTTCTTTTAAAGGTAAAATATATTGACCTTCTTCATTTATGATAATAATTTTCATTCGATATTTCCCTATTTTTTTTGTTAGTATTAATGGAATTTTGTAACTAAGAAAAAACTTATCTGGGCAATCATTACAATTAGGTACTTCTATTAATTTGACCTTTCCACATTTAACCAATGTTTTACAATTATCATATGTTTTAATTATAGATGATATTTCAGATGCTTTTAAAATATTTAAATAATCATTTTCGGTATATCTATTGAATACCAATTGCATATGAGGTAAATCACTATTTTGTCGTATGTAGAAATCCACTTTTTATATAAATAGTTTTATATATTTTTATAACAACAATTTTTCATTATCTATTTATATGTAAAGATGTATAGGATTAATAAGAAAAAGTTGGCTGCTGCACTAAATGAAGCAGTATTACTTCAGAAAAAAAACTATAAAAATTTAACATTTGTTGATGAGATTTTTAATTCATTTGATATACATATAGATAACATCAAGCATATTATTAGAGAGAGAAGTACAAACAATGCTAAAAGATTATATACATACCTTTTAGAAGAATGTAATTGTAGCAGCAGATATGATGATGTTGCACCTAAGTTAAATTATCCACCTGAGGAAACTATGCTATATGATGATGATGTCAATGAACAATATGGAGATGAGTATTATGATGATGATTATAGCTCGGTAGACGATAATATAGAAAAAACAAGGGATGTTTTTCGTATTATTTATGACAGAGAACCAACAGATGAAGAGTTAGAAGATTTTATGGATAGTGATATATTCCACGATTATATCAGAAGTGAAGAAGAATCAAGGGGAGATGCCCAGCATGATTTTAATCGAGATATGGCCTTAGGAGAATCAAGTGATGAAGAAGATCAAACACCAAGTTTTTGGGCAGCATATAATGAATCTGTTAAAAAAATGAAAATAGCTAGAAAAAAACTTAGTGAATCTGACGTATTAAAAATTAAGTCAGAAGGTTATGACGTTAAAGCTTTCGTGAATGAAGATGATATGATGGAATATGTTAAATCCCTAAAATAGGGATTTAACATATAATTTTTTGTTTTCTTTTAAAAGGTTCTTAAAATTTCTAGCCGTCATTTTTTCATTAAATGCTTTTTGAATAATAGCACTAGTAATTTTAAGACTATATATCTTAGCAAATTTTTTATAATCATTTAATAATAGCCCATCAAAGTTAATTATATTTGTTATTGCATCAGAAAAACTTTTAGTAAAATATTTTTCAAGATTTATTACATTTTCGTTTTGTACATATGAAATAAGATTATTCTTATTAAGACTACTAATGAAAAATATAAAAGCGTTTTCAAATGAAAACTCATCTCCTTTACCATCTAATAATACACCATTTTCAAGAATACTAGAAAATAGATCAATAAAACTTGGGTGTGCCAATTCTATGTTTTCAACTATGATAACAGTATTAGGATTATTATGTATATAATTAGTTAATAACCCACCCTCTGAATACCCAACATACCCTGCGCTTGCACCAATTAATTTGTTTATACTAATCTTATCTGTGTATTCACTTGCATTAATTATCAATTTCTTTTTGTTACATAATTCATTGGCAATTAACGTGGCTAAATATTTTTTACCCATTCCTTTCTCGCCATTTAACAGGAATGATATAACTCCTGATTCATTTCCATTATTATATAGAGAAGAAATGATTTTTTGTACACCAAGTTCATTACCTGCATATTTCTTCATAATATTATTATAACAGTCCTTATAAAATCTTTTACTATTTTTCACAATAGAAATATCATAATTATCTGTAAAAGTTGTTTCTATATCTTTCAAGGTGACAATAACATTTTCAGTGGGGGCAGTTTTAATTTTTACTTTTGAGTAGGCACAGTCTAAAATTTCTAAAGCAGCATCAGGCATATATAGATCATTAAGGTATTTTACTCCATTGTCATATATAGATTTCAATGCTTTTTCATTACATGAAAAATTGTTTGAGGCTGCAAAATTTTGCATAATTTTTATTGTAGTGTGTTCATCAGTTTGATTGATTTGAATCTTACTAACTCTTCTCACAAAAGCTTTGTCTTTTTTTAAATGTCTGTTAAATTCATCATTAGTAGTTGCAAGAATCACCTGTAATTTACCCCTTGCCATTGGTTCTTTTAAAACATTTAAAATAGATAAACCATCTTCTCCACCTGCTCCATTAATCAATACATGAGCTTCATCGAAAAATAAAACTATGTTTTCATTATCCTGAAAATCTTTTATTAAAAATTCAAGTTTTTTCTCCAAATCACCTCTAAATTTAGTTCCGCTTACTAATTTATTAACATCAATGTGGAGAATTTTTTTATCTATGTAGTTTGGTAAACTTTCCACTATTTTAGTTTTACCAACCCCAGCCTGACCTACTAATAGTATATTACGTTTAGTAATTTTATTTAATATTTCTATGCATAGTTTTATTTCTCTATCTCTACCATATAAAATATTATTATTAGGGTTCAATTCAGAAAGATAATCTTTTTGGGGGCTAACTTTCTGAACAATTTCATCTTCTTCTGATAAAAAATCTTCTCCATCGTTGACAAATTCATTTTCAAAAAACACTTCTGACCCGCTAAGATTAAAATCTTGTTCATACGTTTCAATAAATGTTTTTTGCGAAACGTTAAGATAATTAATTGCTCCGTAAGCAAGCCATCTCATATCAAATAGTTGTATAAAAATATCATATACTGTTGCTTCATTAAAACATTCAAATGATGCCATGAATCTAATCAGTTCATCTGAATATTTTTGATCAGTAATTGGATATTTTTTTACATTTGCCTCTATTTTAGAAGTTACCATAGGTATTTTACTATCCAATCCCTCTAATGTATGAATAATAGTACTATAGCCTTCTGCTAATATAGAATACAAGAAAATCTCCGTGGTAACCACATTACTTTCAAAGATTGAAAAAGCCCATCTTTCAGAATCTTCCAATAAATTTTTTCCGTTTAGTATCATAAATATTTTATTATATTTATCACAAAGATATAAAAAAATGCTAGTATATACTAATAGAGATGAAGGTATTTTAGAAGAAAGTTACTTTTCATCATCTAATGTCCTATGTATCCGTTATTTAGAAGTTGAAAAAATAATGGAAGTGTTATTTAATTCTGGAAGATTGTATACCTATCATGAAATACCCAGAGATTTCTTTATTAGAATTAGAATGGCTGATAGCCAAGGAAGTAAAATTAACGAATTATTGGTAAAAAAACAAGTTGGTAAAAAATTATATAATGAAACATTGAGTGGAATAATTTCACCTGAAGATATTGCAAAAATAAAAAATTTTATAAATGAGAAAAGTAATAAATTATGAAAATAGTTATATAAAACTATTAGAAACAATAATGGAAGATGGGTATGATCATGATGACCGTACAAGCATTGGAAGAAAATCTATACAGGGTTATCAGATGACCATTGATATGAAAAAATCATTCCCCATGTTATCTTCAAAGTATGTTAATTTTAATAATATTAAATATGAATTATTTTGGTTCTTAGGTTATCACATGAATTTACCTGAGTATAAGTCTCTTAACCTTACAAATATAAAATATTTGGTTGATAATAATGTAAATATTTGGAATGAATGGCCTCACCAAAATTATCTTAAACAGACGGGTAATTTCATATCATTAAAAACTTTTAAAGATAATATCAAAGAGGATTTTGACTTTGCGAATAAATGGGGTAATTTAGGAAATGTATATGGAAAACAGTGGTTGAATTGGAATGGCACAAATCAAATAGAAAAAGTTATTGCCTCTATTAAAAATAATCCTTTTTCCTCAAGGCATATAGTTTCTGCTTGGAATGTTGATGAATTAGGTGATATGTTATTACCACCTTGCCATAATATGTTTCAATTTTTAGTAAATGATCAAAATGAGTTAAGCTGTATTTTTAATATGCGTTCGACAGATGTTTTTTTAGGATTACCATATAATATCGCATCTTATGCACTGTTATTAGAGATAATAGCAAAACATTGTGGGATGGGGGTTAACTTATTAATTTATAATGGAGGTGACGTACATATATATCACAATCACTATGACGCTATCAAACAACAATTATCGAATTATAATAATTTAAACAATACTCTAACTCCACAGTTAATTTTGCCAAATTATGAAAATATTAATGATATTAATATTAGTGAAATATTCATACAAAATTACACACATAGTGGAGTAATAAAAGCACCTGTTGCAGTTTAAACTATTTATAATAAAATACAATGAATTTTTTTATTCGTCAAGGTATATTAAAAGAGTCTATAGATTTTAAATCTTTTCAAATTAAAGACTCTCTTAACCCAGAAATTTTTAATGATAATAGTAAAATGAAAAAGGAAGTACGAAAAAGTCTACTTGAAATGGCAGAAAACTTTTATGATTTTTTACAATTTGATTGGTTAGCTGAAAAATATTCAGATGTATGGTTAGTTGGTTCAATGGCTTCTTATAATTGGTCTGAAAAATACTCTGATATTGATGTTCATCTAATCATGGATTTATCTTTAATTTCTAATCATATTGATCTCCTTAAAAGTGATTTGTGGGCATCAAAAACATTATATAACGATGAACATGATTTAACAGTCAAAAATTATAATGTTGAGTTGTACATGCAAGATATAAATGAAAAGATAGAAAGCAATGGTATTTTTTCTATCTTAAAACAAACATGGATTAAAAAACCTGTGAAATTAGAACATATAAATACTAACCAAAAAAGGGTTAGTTATTATGTGGGGATGATAGAAAAAAGAATGGAAGAAGCCATAAAACAATTTAGATTAGGAAACTATGATGAAGCTAGATCATTAAATTCTGATATTTTAGAAGATGTTATGAATCTTCGAAAAGAAGGTTTAGCCGAGGGAGGTGAATTTTCAGATAAAAATATTGCATATAAGTCATTAAGACGTGATGGCACGATGGATAAACTTAATAGATTAGATATTCTTGCATTTGATAAAAAAGTTTCCATAGATACAACCAATAAAGAGAAATTAGATAATGGAGAAATAACCCCCCAGAAAAAAGCCGAATTACCCAATGATGAAACTAGCGATCAAAAAAATGGTGGAGCTGAAGAGGAAGAGGATACTGATGGCTACACCGATGGTATTAATTATGTTATTAATGGCCGTAAATTTAATTCACTGCGACAAGCAGAGGAAAAACTAGGTGTGGCAAAATCTACCATAGAATATAGAGTAAATTCAGAATCAGATAAGTGGAAGGGATATAAAAAATTAACTTAATATGTTTAATTGTAGAGACGTAATAACCTCTGATTATACCATTAATTGTGCAAAAATATGTATTAGATCATGTGAATTATTTGATGCATTGCATTTCTTAGAAGAAAATGTATTATATGCAACTGAAATAGTAGGTGCTACTTATACATGGAATATATATTCTCAATATAAGTTAGAATTATCATTGGGGAGTGGGCAATATAATGATGTTATTTCAATTGACCCTGCTCTTGGAATTTATGGTGAATTAAATGTAGGTAAAAGTTTTTTACTGTTAAAACAATTATTAACAGATAATAACATATTTATAGAAAGCGGATGTTTTACTATTGAATTAGAAATTGAAACATCTTGCTATAAAAACCAAAAAAAAATATATTTGTTTAATGGATAAGAATACAAAAGCAAGAAGTGGCAATTTACTAGAAGCCATGATAAAGCTTACCAAAGAAAAGAAAGTTTTTAATTCATATTTCTCTAAAAAAATTGATGAGACGCAAATCTATGTCATAAAGGAGAAAGGTAATTATATCTTAGTAAAAGAGGCAAATAACCCAGTTGGTTATGAGCGATATAGCAAACATAATTTCAAATCATTAAATGGCGCAATTAATAATATTAATCTTCTTATAACAGAAGCTGAAAAATATGTTATTAAAGAACCCATCCCAGCATCATCTGTTGATGATATGGGTGGAGCTGATGATTTTGATATGGACAGTGATAGTGAAGAAGTTTCACTAGATGACGATGAAATGTCAGCAGAAGAAGATCAAGGTGAAGCCATTGAAACAGATTTATCTGAATATCAAGAGCTGGCAGGAAAATTGGCTTATATCTTAAAAGATGAAGCTGATGAACTAGATGATTATGATGCTACTGTAAAATATGTTTTTAATACTTTGTTAGCATCTTTAAAAATTGATACAGTTAGCCCTGAATTGTTAGATAGCATTAAAGAAAAGCTAACAAAAAATGAAGATACACCCGAAGAACCAACAGATGAAGTTGTAGAGCAGTATGTTCATGAAATGGCTAAGAAAAAAGGATATGTTGTTGAATCTGTATTTAAAGATAAAACACTCTTAAAAGAATATGGAGAAGAGGATTCTCCTTGGGATGATTATTCTTTGACCGATAAGCAAGTACAATATGATAAAGATCAAACAGGTCTTCCTTATTATATGAATAGTAAAGAAGATTTAGTAGATGATAGTCTTGATGACGACGACGACGACGATTTTGACGACGACGATAGTCATAATAAGGGCCATTGGTTTCACGGGTTTGACAATTATGCAGATTACGATGATTTATTAAGTGATAATTTTTTAAAAGTATAATAATTATGAAAAACATTTTAGAAAAATACGGCAAGTTGGTTACAGAAGCCGAAGAAACACAATTAACCCCTTCTGATGTAGAAAATGAGGCATATACACTTTTAGGTAAAATAAAAACATTTTTACAAAAAGCAAAACCTCATATCTCAGGAGATCAACAAGCTATTTTAAAGGGTGCAGCTACTGTTCTTGCCAGTTTATTAAATATTGAAGACACTAAACCTGTTGAAGAAGATGTCAAGATGGATGTCAAGACTTATACAGATATGCCTGACCAAGATATAAAAAAAATTACTGATAAAGGAAATGAAAATAGTATTACACTTACTGAATCCGAGGGCAGTGTTAAACCTACTCAATTTTATCAGCCACAAGGAAGTCAAAAATATAACGTTACGGTTAATTTTTCAAAGTTTTACGCTAATGATAAAAAACAAGTTTTTGATTTCTTTTCAAATATGGAAACAAAATGGGATTTAGGTATTAAAGTAACAGATATTGACGGTCAAGGAGACTCACAAATCAATGAAACTTATACTAAAAATCAGGTCATGGCACTAATAAGTGCAAAGAAAAAAGGTTATATAGTTGAGGGTATTGAAGTGATATAATGAAGGAACAGGTACAAAGAACATATTCCATATTAGATGAAATATTTAATATTTCAGAATTTTATAGTTTAGAAGATTATAAAAAAGATTATACCTATGTTTTTAATAAAAAAAAACAGGTATTAAATCAAATTTATAAAACATCTGATTTCCAACAAATAAAACAAGCCTATGAACTTAATATCCAAGATATAGAAATTTTTGAAGATAATAATGAGGAGCAAATAAAAAGTGCCATACTTTCTTTTTTCTCCATTTTTTCTAAGTCAAAAGTTACTATCCACCTAGAAAAAGATGATTTATTTAGCTTACTACATAAAGTAAAGAATAATAATAAGGAAAAATATATTTCTGATAATATCTTAAATTATATCAGAAATGATGTTAAAAGAGGAAATTCATCACTTGAACCAGAGTCTGAGAAAAAAATTTTAACATATGTTAAAATTTCCGAACAATCATCAGATATTAACATGGAACAACTCATAAAGTATTTAATATTAGTTGGTTATGTAAACAACATATCTAAGTTTTTTTTCACTGAGTCTATATATAATCAATTCAATAAGAGTTATTCTAAATGGATAAAGTATTATTCCTTTAATGATTGTTATAAATTTATCAATACAGGTAAGTATATACCCAATGATTCATACATGCAATATAAGAATGGATTATCTATTAGTGGATTAAATACTATTATCATATTAAGAACGGGGGTAAAGTTATTAATGTTAAAGAATTTAAATCTTCCAAATATTAATTCATTGGAATTAGAGCTTTTAGGTGATATTATTTTTGAAAAAGTTTCAAGGATAAATCCAGATTTAGAGGTATTAACAACCCAGCTATATGATTTGATGTCTAAAAGTGAAAATGATCTAAATCAAATTATTTTTAAATCTCTTTGTAATATCAGATAATTTTTTTATATTTTATAGAAAATATGAATTTATCTAAATGGGATTTAAGATTTATCAAGCGAGTTGATGAAGTGGCAAGCTGGTCAAAAGATAATTCTACTAAAGTTGGCTGTTTATTTGTGAAGAATAAAAAAACCTTAGTAGAAGGTTATAATGGTTTGCCAAGCTATTTAAATGATAAAAATGAATATTATCATAAAGCTCCACAAAAATATTTTTATTTTGAACATGCTGAAAGAAATGCGATTTATTTAGCACAGCAGAATGGTATTTCTTTAGAGGGGTCAACCTGTTATCTCAATTGGATTCCTTGTCCAGATTGTATGAGAGCGATTTTATATCAAAAACCAGAAAAAATTCTTTGTGATTTAACTATCCGTGAAAAACGAGAAGATTGGAAAGATAAATTCCAAGCATCTATTCATTTGTCTAAAATGGCTGATGTTATTATCTTATTCACCCACGATGGAGTAAATTGGTCAGAACAACATAATCTTTGATTAATTACCTATTTATATAAAAAATATAAATGGTTAATCATTTAACAGGATTAAACAAATCTTTTATACCGACCGATAATCTTTTAGTAGAAAAATACAGTAATTATTCTGAACATGATAAATTTGGGCAGTATGATAATTATAACTTCTTATTAGAAAAGACTGAACCTGAAAAGGAACAATTAAGTTTGCTTTTAGAGAATGTGTCAGGAAATGTGTCAGGTGTTTTCGCTTCTATTGCATTTCCACTTATTAAGCGTACTTTTGATAATATCATATCAAAAAGCCTAGTTACATTTTACCCAATTGATAAAGCATCAAGTAAAATTTTCTTTTTTTATCCTAAAGTATCATCTCGCAGAGAAAGCGGTGGTAAGCAAATTCACATAGAAAATACAAGTGATTATAAATGTTTAGGATTAAATTGCCCTGAGCCTTTTGTGGAAAGCTGTAAATCATTTTACGATCAGCTTTATAATGATTCTTTTTATGATCAATCTAAAGGAGCGTATGAAGTTATAGTTGCTACTGGGACTCCTTTTTCATTTGATGCAGATAGTTGTATAGTACCTTATACAGATGTCACCTCACAAGATAATACTATTAGAGCCATTGGTTTTAAAATAACTGGATTAAATAACAAGCCAGTCTTTAGTAATGGCAGAGGAAATGAAATAGCTGTTGAAGAATTTATTACATCTTTTAGAGTTATAAACTCTGGTGCTCCTATTGTTGATTCATCTGATAATGTAATATATCAAACAGGTGATGAAGTTAAGGGAAGATTTTTCGCACAAAAATATGGGGATAGTATTGTACATGTTGATGATTTATGCGATGAAAATGGGTATATTTTATATGAAATTGATTTAAAACATCCTGTTAGTTCTGGCAATCCAACAACATATGATGGATATGTTGGAGTTTTACCTAACGTTAATATTTCTTCAAATTTTACATTTACTTGGAAACGATATGATACCCTAGAAAATAATGGACAAATTAGTGAATATGGTTTTGATTTACGTGGTATAGATTTACAAGTTGTTGATCGAATGACTAGAGCGATATGGTCACCACAACTTCAAATGGATTTACAAGCATATCAAAATATTAACGCTAATAAAGAATTTATTAATTCTATGTCGCAGCAAATTGCCTTAGAAATTGATAGAGAGATTTTACTTGATTTAAAAAACGCTGCGCCTTGGGCATTAAGATTTGATTATTTAGGATGGCAAAATACCACTCAAACTTACAATCAAGAGTTATGGAACAAAAAATTATTCGACAAGATTAATGAGGTTTCAGCACAAATACATAAAACGACTAATTGTGGTGGAGCAAATTGGGTTGTTCTTAGTCCTGAAGCTTCTGCTCTGTTCCCTAATTTAAGCATTTTAAGAGAGGGAGAGACACTTACAGAAAAAGATAGGTACAACATAGGTCTAAAGAGAGTAGGAACCTTAGGAGGGAGATATGACGTATTTATTGATGCTTTTGCTAAACCTAATGATATACTTATTGGGTTTAAACCAGAATCATTGACAAATGTGGGGTATATTTATGCACCATATGTTTTAGCACAACCAAGTGTTCCTGTTATGAATCCAAATAATTTCTCTATAAATCAGATGTTAATGACTAGATATGCAAAGAAATTTACTAATAGCAAGATGTATGGGAAAATTTACGTAGATAATATACCTACATTTAATACATTTGAAAGTCGATAAATTTACTGTATATGTTATACACATTATTATGCATATTATGTTTTATAAACATAATATGCATTTTTTTTAATTTTTTATTTTATAAGCGTAATTATTATAAAATAAAAATTATAGATGGAATACAAAAAAACAGTCAGGTTTGCATATACGTTAAAGATAAAAATCATAGATTTAATTTTGTAACTGATAATTTTGAAGAATTTGCACCATTATATAACGTGTTTGGATTTACAGATTATGATTTTTTCCCTAAAGACATTGCTGATAAATTTAGAGAGGGAGACTTACATGTGAGGTCAACACATGAAAGGTTAAATATTATTGATGCATTAGAATTAGGAGATAATGTTTTATATTATAATTCATCTAAATTTATGATTGATAACGAAAACATGTGTGGTGTAAGCATAGATATAACTAATGAAATTAAAAAAAGTGAAAAGGTACAAGAAACGAATAATTTTTTAACTCATATAAATTACATAATAAGACATGATTTATATAACTCAATAAATTTAGTTAATCAGTTTTTTATTAAAATCGAAAAAAAAATTGAAATAGAATATTTAGAAGAGCATAAAATAATTGGAGCTTTTAAAGCTTTAAAACAATGTATTTTTACTTTAAAAGAAACCTTTCAAGGGATTTGTGATTTTAGTATAATGTTGGATGATCATAAAAAATTACCTGTTGAAAGTTTTTACTTAAGTGTAATATTAAATGATTTTTTAAAAAAAACCGCTTATTATTCATATGTAGATATAGATGAAGAAATGGGAATAATTACAGCAAATAAATCATTGATGATAACGGCTCTTATCAATTTAATAAAAAATGGAATTAAGCACAATAATTCACAAAATAAAAAAGTAAAAATTTATAAATGTGAGAATGATCTACTTATAGAAGATAATGGGTATGGTATAACAGATGAACAACTTTCTAAATTTATAAAGCCATATTCACAAGCAAATGATAATGGTGAGGGATTAGGGTTAGGATTATCAATAACAAACCTAATTTTAAAATACCATAATTTAAATTTATCTGCTTTACCTAAAGAAAACGGTACTATTTTAGTAATAAAAAATATATTCATATAATATATTTTTATATTTATATGAAAAAAAAGTTTTGATGTTTAGCAACTATAAAATAAAAACACTTTTATGTGTTGAAGATGATATATTTTATTCATATCTTTTTCAAGATGCAGCAGAAAGTGTAGATTTAGCAATAAAAGTAAAAGCCATTCATTCTTCTGATGAAGCAGAAGAATGGTTTATTAAATCAAGAAAGCGGGGGGATGTTCCTGATTGTATTTTTGTGGATGTAAATCTTAAAGGGTCTTCTTTTTCTGGGTTAGAACTTATAAGAAAAATTAATTTTGAACATGGAAATAACGTTGTTATTGGTGTTATATCAACATCTAATGATGATCAAGAAAAAGCAACAGCAGTAAAAAATGGGGCACAATTCTGGATTTTGAAAGACACGTTAGATTTAGAAAAAGTATTAATTGATTTTAAAGATGATTTTATAGGTTTTCAAAACAGATTATTACCATTTAAAACCTATAAATAATGATTATTGATGAAAAAACATTTGAGGCTCTATATGAATTAAAAGAAACACAGGAGATTTTTTTGAGTGGAGATATAATAAAATTTATAGAGCCTCAAGATGAATTACAAAAAGTATATTTGTTTGAATGTATTACTTTATATAAAAATTCTATAAGAAATCGTTTAAGTACTTCACAACTAGTTTTAAAACAAAATTTACAACTAGTAAAAAAGGAAACTATTTTATTAGAAACGTTAGAACAATTAAGAATTGAAAGTGAAGCAGTAAAAGAAGAAAAAAATAGAACTAAAGAAATATTAGTTTTAACCGAAAGAGATAAAGTTTCTGCTGAACAGCAAGTAGAGATACTCAAAACCAGTAAAAAATTAGACATATTAAATAGAGGGTTACTTTTTAGTATGATAGCTATATTTACTATTATTGTTAGTGTTACTCTTATTCAAACTGCTTTTCTGTATAAAAATTTAGAAACTGATCAAATTATAGGCAATGTGTTTAATATATACAATATCTTACTAACTGGTTTACTTACAATAGTCAGCAGTGTCTTAGGGGTAAAAATAGGGTTAAATAATAATAAGGAAGAAAAAACAGTTTAAATATTTTCTTTCACCGTTGGCAACCCTTATATTTAAAATAAAATTGAAAGAGGATATTAACATAGAAGTTTATTTTATGGCACGACAAGTTGGAAAAACAATGAGGGCAATTGAAAGATTTGTTATGAACTATGATAAATCTATATTTATCAATCCTAATAATGAGTCAACTAGATCAACAATTGAAACAATCCTTCTTAATTACCCTCATCTAAATCCCGGATTTTTAAGTAAAAAAGTTTTCTCGCTTAATGCTAATAGAAATAAATACATGGATGCCAGATATGGGGAAAAAATATTATATTTGATGAATATTTATCATCCCCAGTCAAAGATGGCGTAATTTCTATTCTTTTCCCCCAGTTAGAGAACATATATGTTTATTCATCATTTGATAAAGAGTACATTGTATTAAATAATACCGTGCCAAAATATAGATTACCCGATTACATGATAATTAATTTACCCGAAGTAGATAGATTGCAATTTCGGCAATTTAATGATGTTTTGCTCACTAATGATAATACAAGAATATTGGTGGTTCCTAATTACAACATCAATACTAAATTAGAAAAGCAGTTGGGGGAAAGAGCTTACAAAATAGGAGTTTTAAATAATATATTATCAAGCAGCGATAATAGTTCTTTATTGTGGGATCAAGCGTTTATGGCATTATTCCCCAACATATCAGATAAACATTAACAGTTTTATTTAGTTGATAATCAATTATTTAAGGTAATTAGTTATCTTTATAAAAGTTTTTTTTGCTAAAATCCTTGCCAGTTAACAAAAAACAACCTACGTTTGCAACGTAGTTATAAAAAACAATTTTTTCATCTAAAAAAAATATTATGCAAATTGACGTTAGTGATAGCACAGTTCATTTGGTAGAAACAATTTGTCCTAAGGGGACAAAAGACAAAGTATTATATACTGCGTTAAAAATGACTTGTTGGAATGAAAATGCTGAGGTAATTTTTGAAGCAGGAATAACATGTCATTAATGCAATTATATAAAACATGTTCAATGTTGTCATATTATTGATGTTTCTAAATTTTCAGATGAAACACCATTAAATATAATTAATCACCCAGATAATTTATTATGGCTTTGCCCCAATCATCACTGGGAATTTGATAATGGCCTCCTTGATAGTTTATATGATTTAATAAAAGATCATGAATTATTGAAGAAATACTTGCACATGATAAAATAAATCTGTATATTTGCATAGTAATTAATAGAAAGAATATTTTTTTACTATTTATTTTAAGAAATAGTTGCATTATAAGAAAAAAGTTTTTATCTTTGCACTGTTGAAAGTCGAAAGACTATAAATTTTTAAATCGGAGATTAGAGCAGTCTGGTAGCTTGCTTGGCTCATAACCAAGAGGTCATTGGTTCAAATCCCTATATGTGCAACTACAAAAACTTTTTTAAAAACATAATTTAATAGAAATGAATACAATGCTAAAAAATACAAAGATTAATAATGCAGCGCAACCGCTTCATGGGGATCGTTGTATCTACGCACTAAAGGTTCATTTTTGACAGAAAAAAAGTTTTACTTCAAAAAAACCCTTTAGTGCAAATTAAAGGGTTTTTTTTATGTTCATTGACATAGTTGGATTATTTTAGAAAATATTAACTGAAAAAGGTAGTCAGTCCTTTGGAGTGCAAACATTATTGCCACCAGTTGATACATAAAGGTCTATGGGGCTGCTTGGGTTGGCCGTCGGATTGTCTATCCGAATATCAGATGGGTTCAAATCCCATATAGACTGCAACATGCTCCTGTACGCAAAATAGGCAAAGCGGCCACACTTAGGATGTGGTGATTTATTTGTGGGTTCAAGTCCCACTGGGAGTACAATTTAATAAGTTTCAAGTAAAAGTGCTTACTTAAAGACAAATAGTGATTTGATCTTTTTAATGAAGATTATTAATATATCTAGATGTAGCTTAAATGAATAAAGCACCATGTTTGGGACATGGAAGATGTCAATTTGAGTTTGACCATCTGGACTTTTTTTGAAAAAGGAATCTCTAACGTATGTCGAAAGAGATATAGGGCTGGCAGTTAGCCTATTGCAGTTTAAAAATAACTTTTATACGTTTTTTTAAACGCATAAAGAAATTAATATATAACTATTAATTTTCATACTGTTGGAAACCAATGATTGCATATGAAAATGTAATCTTGTTTACTAAACACGTTTTTAGTGGTTGCACTGAACCCTTGATTTTTAGTAAAAAATCATAAACAGGCTACAAAGATCAGTTTATTAAAACTGTCAATAATAACGTTAGGTTAGCTGCCATTGATTAATTTCATAAAAAGCTCCACAGGAGTTAGCTCAGTTGGTTAGAGCGTCATCTTTACATGGTGAATGTCAATGGTTCGATCCCATTACTCTTGTCATTTTAATTATGGTCTATGGGGCTGCTGGATGTGGCCACTCCCTTGTCGCGGGAGAGATCAGACGGGTTTGAATCCCGTATAGACCGCTTTTATTATTTATGGGGCATTGATGAAACTGGCTATCATATAACACCTGCAATGTTATTTTACGGGTTCAAACCCCGTATGCTCCACCCAATTAATTGACTATCAGTGTTTTATGTTATGTCAGTTAATCTTTTACTTTAATACTGAGATACCCCCCTTGACTGATATTCAAAATAAAGGTAATTGGGTGAAAATATGGATTCGACCCCCATTCTCAGTACTTTTTTTACTAGCAGGTGTGGTGTAATTGGTAACATACAATCCTTCCAAGATTAAGTCGCAAGATCGTTCCTTGTCACCTGCTCTGATTTTTACATGCTTCTATAGCTCAACTGGATAGAGCAATTCCCTACGAAGGAATAGGTTGTTAGTTCGACTCTAACTAGAAGTACAAATTTTTAAAGACCTATCGTATAATGGCTATTACCCCTGATTTTGAGTCAGGAAATTCCAGTTCAAATCTGGATAGGTTTATTTTTTTTCTTAATATGTTGCATTTGTAGTTTATTTTATGTAACTTTACTTTAAAATGAAAAAATGGAATTTAGAGGAAACAAATAAATTAAAACTATATATAGCTCAAAGAATGAGCTATGAAGAAATTTGTTTAAAAATGAATAGGACTTTTAGTTCGGTTGGTAATAAAGCTAGAAAATTAAATTTAACATATAATCCTAAAAAAAGAATTTATCGAAGTTTATACATTTGTCAAAATACAAAATGTGTAAAAACATTTGAAGGATACGTTATAGCTAACCCGAAATATTGTAGTAGTTCATGTGCTGCCCAAGTAAACAATTTAAATGTTCAAAGAAATAAACAAAAAAAAATAGATTTACCTCCAAAAATAAATAAACAAAAAATAATAACACATAGTTTTTGTTTATACTGTAAGGCTGCTAAACATAATATCTATTCAACTTACTGTAGTGTAACATGCTCTAGTGAACATAAGAGAGACATTAAGATTGGATTATGGTTAAATGGAAAGCACAGTGGACATAAAGGAAAAACTTTACAATTATGTGGTTTTGTAAAATATCATCTGAGAAAAATCAGAGGCACAAAGTGCTGTCAATGCGGGTGGGATAAAAAACACCCTATAGATGGAGCTACATGTAACCATATAGATCACATTGACGGTGATGCATCTAACAATAAAATAGAAAATTTGAGAATATTATGTCCCAACTGTCATTCATTAACAGCAAACTTTGGTTCACGTAACAAAAATTCTGCTAGAAATTTTAATTAACATTAGGATTAATCAGTTATTTTATTTATCTTTGTGTCAACAAAAACAAAAAAATCATGAAATTATTTTATGTTTTATTATTGATTACTGTATTGAGCTTTACTAATTGTACCGAACAAGCTAGAACAAAAGCCTTTGGAGGAACTATGACGATTGAACTGGAAAAGGGAGAACGTCTTATTGAAGCTACTTGGAAAGATACACAACTATGGTATTTAACTGAACCGATGAAAGAAGATTATGTGCCTAATACTAAAACGTTTAGAGAACAATCTTCATTTGGAATGATGGAAGGAAAAGTTGTATTTAAAGAAAGTCGATAATATTACATAAGAAATCAGATGGTAGTACATGTAAATAATATTAATCGTTCAGTTCAGCACAGAGGTTATGTTATTTAGTACTATCATCAAATTCTCCGGTGGCTTAGTTGGTTAAAGCATCCCACTTTCCTGTCCATTTATTAAGACTAATCCGTTTTAGTTTTTTAAAGGCCAAGATTAATGGGAGGATCGTGGGTTCGAGTCCCACCCGGAGAACATAAAAGCTAAATATGTCAAGAAACGTACAACATTCTTTATTGGGAAAAGCTAAGGCTAATAAAAAAGATGAATTTTATACACAATTTAAAGACATAGAGGGTGAATTAAAACATTATGAACATCATTTTAAAGATAAAATAGTTTATTGTAATTGTGACGATCCTAATGTTAGTAATTTTTCAAAATATTTTATTTTAAACTTTGAAAGATTAAAACTAAGAAAATTAATTTCTACTGGGTATAAGAAAGAAGGTAGAGGAGTTGGAAATCTTTATAAAAAAGATCAAAATAAAATTATTCGTCTAGAAGGTAATGGAGATTTTAGAAGTGAAGAATGTATTGAATTGTTAAAAGAATCAGATATTGTAGTTACTAATCCTCCATTTTCTTTGTTTCGTGAATATGTAGGACAATTAATAGAATACAAAAAAAATTTTCTCATTATTGGCAATATAAATGCTCTTACCTATAAAGACATTTTTAAGCTTATTAAAAATAATAACGCTTGGATGGGTATTAACATGGGAAGAGGAATCTCAGGGTTTATCGTTCCAGAACATTATGAGCTTTATGGGACAGAGACTAAAATAGACGATGAAGGAAATAGAATAGTCTCACCTAATAATTGTTTTTGGTTGACAAACTTAGATACATCTAAACGACACGAAGACATCGTTCTTTCAAAAACATATTATGGATGTGAAAGTGAATATCCAATATATAATAATTATGATGGTATCAATGTAAATAAAACAAAAGATATACCAAGGGATTACAGGGGAGCTATGGGTGTACCAATAACATTTCTGCATAAATTTAATCCAGATCAATTTGAAATAATTAAATTTAGAAAGGGAAATGATGAAAAAGATTTATCAATAAATGGCAAATGCCCATACTTTAGAATTTTAATTAAAAATAAAAGATTATAAAAATAGAAAGACAGAAGCTTGGCAGACAGGTGATATTAGTAAATTATATTTTTATAAACCCCTATAACTCAGTTGGTTAGAGTATCGTACTTTTAATGCGAGAGTCCTTGGTTCGAGTCCAAGTAGGGGTACAAATTTTATTAAAGGGGGTGTAGCTGATGTGGTTTTAGCGGGAGACTGTTAATCTCTGATTGAAAATATTGAAATAAAGTGGGTTCGAATCCTACCGCCCCCGCTTTTATTTATTCTGAGGTGGCTGAATTGGTTAAGGCACGTTTCTTGTAAAAACGGTTTTGCAGGTTCGAATCCTGTCCTCAGATCATTTTTTCTAAAATAAACTTGCAATTGTCATTAATTAATCTTATCTTTACAAAAATTAAAACACAATAATTATGAAAACAATTTTTATTCTTTATTTTGCTACTATAGCTTTTGCACTTTTTGGTTGGGGGAGCTGTATTCACAAGTTTATCCAATGTGACTTTGACAGTACAAAAACAAGTTATAAGTCAGAAATTATCTATGGTGTTGGTACATTTGTTCCTGTGATAGGAGTTTTTATAGGATATATGAATGTAGGAGAAGGTTAAAAAATTTTTTATAGGTATTTGCTTTTATGCATTTATCTCTGTATCTTTGTATTATGGAACAAATAAAATTACAACTTACAACAGGGAATGATAAACAATCACGCAGAGCGTTAGATTTTTATCCTACTCCACCTGAAGCGACTATAGCTTTATTGGACTTTCTTAAATTAAAACCTACTACAGTATGGGAGTGTGCTTCTGGAAATGGAGCAATGGTAGATGTGTTAAAACAATATGGTCACGATGTAATAGCTACAGATATAATAAATGGGGAAGATTATCTTCTCATAAAAAGAGATGCTGATATTATTATCACTAATCCACCATTTAATATATCAGATAAGTTTATAGAAAAAGCAGTTAATGAATGCTCAATTGTTGCATTTTTGTTAAAAACACAATATTGGCACGCAAAAAAAAGATATAAGCTTTTTAAAAAACATTCACCATCATACATTTTACCTTTAACTTGGAGGCCAGACTTCTTATATCAAGAACGAAAAAATGGAGCAAAAGGTTCTCCAACAATGGATGTTAATTGGAATGTTTGGATAAAAGGTGATTCAACTACTAAATATTTACCTTTACTAAAACCAAATAACATTTTTTAGTAAAAATTTAAAAATTATGAGAATAACATTTGACGCATTATTTTACTATGCAAGAGAACAATATGGTATTGGGTGGAATCCATGTAATGACATATTTTTTGGTGGCGTTCTTGATTATGGTTCATTCAATGAATATGATCGTTATTGTTTAATAGATCAATTTGACATTGAAGTAGGCACAAAAATTGATGGCGCATTAATAAAAGAATTATATAACAATAATCCGCGAAATGGAAAAATAGGTTACATGATAACCTATAATTTCATGATTGATAATAAAATAGATGATTTGTTCATTGATAATAAGTAAAATAATATGGAATACTTTAGTGATTATAAGCTTTTTATAAAAAGTGTAAAAGATTTAACTCTTTAAAATGCTTCTGTACATAAATTGACAAAGCGGTTATTATTATTTTTTCAGCCCGACCGTTCCATCATCAAATAATAATGGGGTGTAATCTGCGGAAAGATTAGTATACAAGGAATAAGTTGAATCAGTTATTTCAAAATCTTCTTTTAATAAACCTATGTTTGTATGTTCTGAAAGATATATTATCATTTTAATTATTACTTATAGCTTTAAAATCTTTTGTTTCTCTTTCTACATTTTTATATTTATCTTCACCTGTTTTGGGGACTAATTTTTTGTTTACTATATGATAATTATCATCGTCTATTTCGCCTAAATTGGTATAATCAAAACCATGTAGAATTGCTATTTTTTGTACGGGGAATTTACCATAAACTGTTGCATATGCTGCTTGCCCCACCACTTCTGTAAAAAGTGCGGGGATTGCTAAGTTAGGGGCTAATTTAGCATGAACATTAAATGCTGCAATTTCACCTTTACCCCCAAAACCAACGTTTGCTTGTATGTGAGTTAAATAATCATGGATTGTTCGCATAACAATATTATCCTCAACGGAAAATATCGGATGCTCAGAATAATCTATATTTATTTTAAGTATACCTGTTTTTTGTACCTCTGATTTCATTTCAGGCTGTGTTTGATAGGGTTGACCTCCCTTTATATATTTGACATCAAATTTTCGACCTAAGATATTAAATGTTTTACCCTCATATGATTTATGTTCACTGACAAATAAAACATTAACTTTTGATAATAATCTTTTAAATAACGTATAATTTGAATTTTTTAATGAATCCCAATGTTTTTTAGCTCCGGGTTCTAATTCGGGGGCTTCCTCATAAGCTTTTGCAATTAATTCTAGATATTGAGAATAGTCACTTAACATCATTTTTTCACCTAATAGATTTTCATTTATATATATTATCATAATATAAAACTTTAAAATAAATAGTGTAATGGAACAGTATTTTAATGCATATTTTATAATAAATAAATTATCAGTAATTTTATCTCCTTATTTGAAAAATCAAAATATGAATAGATATTTGATAAATAATTCATATGATAACTTTATGATTATAACTGCTTATGTTTCGAATGAAATAAATAAGATAGAAGAAAATAAAAAAAAGAATAAATTATTAAAAAAAGATATAAAAACTTATAAATATTTTAAATGCTATGGAGCAGATAAAATAATAAATTATAAACATAGAGAGGATTCATTTATTGTATTTAATATCTCTAAACAGTATTCTTTAGAGTTATGCGAAAAATATAAACAAGATTGTATACTGTGGGGAGAAAAAAATAAATTCCCTATTTTATTAGATAGATTTGGCAATGATTTGGCAGATATTAAAATAGTATAAAAGGAATAAAATTAAACCAATAATTATTTGTTATTTTAAAAGTTTATCAGTATCTTTACAGTATCGAAAAACTTATTTTATTTATTTAACCGATAAAAAAATTTAACATGTACAAAAAATTAAAAAGAATTTCACTTGACGATTTTGTTAAGATGTTTGAGGATGAAAAAGCTTCATCTAGAAAATATAATTGGATAAAATTAATTAATTCAAGTAAACTTGTATGTCCTGTCAGTAGAGTAAAGGTATCTTACTGTAGTTATGATCAAAAAGAATCTGGAAGTTTGCATTATAATTTTTATAGTGAAGATGAACTGTTATTTACTATTGATCACATAATCCCTTTATCTAAGGGAGGTACAAATGACATTGAGAATATTTGTCCGATGTTGGCAGAGTATAATTTTGCCAAAGTAGATGAGTTAACTGATATTATTAAAAATAGAAAAGAATATATTACTTGTGCGGCTATCTATTATCCAGAGATAGATTTAAGTGATGTTAGAAGTTCAATTAGTTATCCAAGCAATATTCAACAAGGCATTGTAGTTACTGGACATCGACACTCTAATTGTATAAACACAATGCTTGTTTTAAGAGGTATACGTTCAGTAGAGAGGTCTAATGACCCCAATGAAATAGTTACGGGGTGTTCTATTCAAGGATTTATGACTTCTAATAATAGGTTTGTTAATAGAAAAGAAGCTGCCATAATAGCTTTAGCTGCGAAACAAATAGATGTTCTTAATTATAGTAAGACAGAATTATATAGTGAAGATTTATATTAAGATTAACTCATCAAAAGAAAAAGCTATTAATGATAGTCTAAATTTGTTGTGAAAAATTTTATTACTTATGTTTTTAAGTTTCTTTATAAAAAAATAAAATAAATGAAAAAGTTAATAGGAAAGATTATGGCTAGACTCAGTAAAAAAACATTATTAGTTATAACTGATAGTAATTGTGAATCACAGCAAGATAATAATGGGGATTTAGTTCCGCTTATTTGGATGATTGAAAATTTAAAAAGAAGAGAAGGTGGTTGCACAATGAATGAACTTGTTGTAGAAGCAAAAAGAAATTTTGAAGGAATAGAACAAATTAAACAGATTACTATTCATTCAACATAATTTACAAACAAAACAAACCTTAATATGATAGACAAGCAAGTAGAAATCTATTTTAATAGTGAACAGGTAGCGGATAAGATAGATTTAGATATATTTTATCTGACTCAATTTATGAAAAACATAGAAGATTCAGAGATTGACTGGGAAAGTTCATCTTTATGTTATCCTCATAAAGAATGTTTCATGGCTCATCAATGGGGTTTAACCTATAGTTATGATGGGCAGGATTTTACTTATAAAAATGATATGTAATTTATCATAAAAAACCCTATTTTTTTTAAAATGGTTATTATATTAGAAAGTGAATTAGAAATGCTTGGTTATCATTGCACAAAAAGAGAACTCAACGGTGATTTCCAAGGCGATATAAGCGGTGAGTATACCGCCCGATTTTTAAGATCATTTATAGATATTATTAAAAGTAATCATCTATATAATGAGTTTAAAAATTTATTAAAAGAGGAGAATGATTTCTACGAAGAGGAGGATCAAAATGAAAAAATAATAGATATAGATCATTTAATAGATGAATTACCTATTTATGAATATGAACAAGAAGCATATGATGTTATAGCAGCTATTTTTGATAATTTAAGTTTAAATATTATTTTTACAAATGATTCACCATTGAAACAATATGGTGAATTTTGTTATAAAGTTAGAGTGCTTAATAGAAATTATGTTCGTGCAGAAGATGGAGGTGAAATATTAGCAAACGTATATATCATTTGGAATAAAACAAATAAATTTATATTATCTTAATATGTTATTTTTTATAGACGAAGCATTAGAAAAAAGAGTTATAGGTTATTATTCTACTGATAAAGAATATAAGGCGGGTGATATTGTAACAATTGAGAGAAATATTGAAAATCACAAACATTGGCCATTAAGAAAAAAGATATTGGAAAAATGTTTTGAATTAGTTAGATCAGGGATGTTCCCTAAAAAAAATAGTAGATTAAAATGTATATTTGTTAATCCCACAAAAAAAAATAGATTTAGCAGAATAGCATCTAAAACGTATGTCGTTGAAATATTAGGAGAACGTAATTATGTTGATTCTATGTTAGTCGATGATTTAATGGATAATATATCAGATACTGTTGATTTAGATAAAGCAAGGGAATTAGCAGTTGATAATTTAGATATAATAAGAGCTTACTGGGAAGGTAAAATAAATAATCGCTCCGATGTTGAAATTTTATGCGAACGAGTAAAGATTATAGAAAAAGCAGATTATGATATTTCTAAGGGAGATATTATTCAATTAAAAAAAGAACAAGAGGTAATTTATTATACTGCAACAAATGAATATAAAAAATATAAGTATACAGATTATGATGATCTGGGGACAGACATATTTAAAAAAGTAAAACTACCAAGAGGGACAAAAATTCATATTGATTATTTACCTAAACGAAATGGTAAAAAATATCATTTAAGTGGATATATAATTGGTAATAAAAATAGGGATATTATATCTTTTGATATTGATCTAAATGATGTGATAGTAGAGAAGTCCTAGTTTAATAAACGTTTCACTATATTTATATTTAAATAAAAAATAATGAAAAATTTATTATTATCATTGTTGTGTATTTTATTTTCTGTTAGTTTGTTTTCACAGAATTTATTTACAAAAATACCAACAGTCAAAGTACTTGATTTAACAAAGTACGAAGTTTTAGCTATAAATAATAGTGTTTTAGATCAGATTAAGGAACAATCTAAAGATGATTTAGCAATGGTTATCCCATTTGATAATTACTATTTAGATTTAATTCTTACTAAAGACGACATTGAATTACCAATGATAAAAACTTCTTCTGGTAAGTCAGTGTTAGTTGATGATTTACAGGCATATTCAGGTATTGTTGCAAATGATCCATTGTCGGCTGCAAATATTTATTTTCTGGATGGTGAAGTTATGGGGATTGTTACAAGAGGAGAAGAAAGAATTGTTCTTCAAAAACAGGATGCAAATTATATTGTTTTTGAAGATAAGAATGTTTTTAAAAATGAACCTTTTACTTGTGGCACCAACACTGATGGTATAACAGTTCAAAATTTAATAACAGAGTTTGCAGTAAGTGATGTATGTACAAAAGTATATCTTGAGGTTGATAATGATATTTTCAAGCAAAAAGGTAGTGTAGCCAATACAGCTAAATATATTACAAGTTTGTTTGATCAAGTAAAACAACTTTATGCAAATGATGGCTTGAAAATTGCCATATCTGAAATGTTTATCTGGGATACTCCCAGCCCTTATGTTACAGGGGGTAGTGGTGAAATGTTGACACAATTTTATAATTATCGAACAGATTATAATGGTGACGTGGCACAATTACTTTCTTATAAATCTAGTGGAGGTATTGCGTTTGTTGATGTTTTATGCAATACCAATAAAAAGGTAAAAACTTCTTTTTGTTCTATTCAATCTACATACTTAAATGTTCCAACATATTCATGGTCAGTTATGGTTATGGCACACGAGTTAGGACATAATTTTGGATCACCCCATACACATGATTGTGCATGGAACGGAAATAATACAGCGATAGATAATTGTGTTCAAACAAACTGTGCATCAAATGGCATTCCTTCAGCAGGTGGAACAATAATGAGTTATTGCCATTTAAACAGTGTAGGGATTAATTTTAGATTAGGTTTTGGTGAACAACCCTCTAACCTTATGAGAAGCCGTGTAGCCAGTGCTAATTGTTTAACCGTGTGTGATAACGGTGGAGGTGGCGATAATCCACCACAAGACACCTCTGGGCTTAATGAGTTAAGATTTACACTTAAATTAGATACTTATAGTCCAGAAATTTCATGGCAGTTAGTTGGTACAGATAAAAAGGTTTTCTACGAAGGAAAAAACTATAATAAAACACAGGCAAATCTTTATGTTTTAGATACTTTCTTTTTACCTAGTGGATGTTATTCTTTAATTGTTTTGGATTCATATGGTGATGGACTTTGCTGTAAGTATGGGAGTGGTTTTTATTCTCTGAAAAGCTTAGATGATAAAGTTTTAGCTTTTGGTAATGAATTTGGTAAAACTTCTGAGACAAGTTTTTGTCTTGAAGGGGCTAAAGAAGAATGTTTAATTAATTTTAATGAAAATAAGCTTTTTTCTTATGGTACTAACCAAGATGCAGGTACAGTTGAAATTATTGAAAATGGATATGGCATTATGTTGAAAGATAATGCTTGGAAAGCAATTGATTCAAAATATAACATGACAAATAACACTATGCTTAGTTTTGAATTTAAATCTAGCATAGAAGGAGAAATTCACGGTATTGGACTAGATGACAACGATATTATTTCATCTAATTTAACATTTAAAGTATTTGGTACACAAAATTGGGGTATTTTAAATTTTGATAATTATGTACTCAATCAAGAATATCGTTATTATGAAATTCCCATCGGGAAATATTATGTATTGAATGCTTCAAAATTGTTTTTTGTAGCTGATCAAGATGGTGGGACAAGAAATGGTAATTCATATTTCAAAAATGTCCGACTATACGAAGCGGGTGACTGCAATGTTGCTAACCCTACATCTAACATTGTAGAAAATAAAGTGGCAATAACAATTGATTCTAAAATTATGACTGTAAGTTTTTCTAATTTACAACATGATATTTTATATACAATCTTTGACGAAAAGAATTATATTACTGAAACAGGTGTTGTTAACAGTGAAAACTTTAAAGTTGATTTAAACGAATATCAACAAGGAGAATATAAGTTTGTTGTAACAAATTACGGTCTTGTCACAGAAAAGAATTTTACTATTGAGTAAATTTCTTTTTTCTTAATAAAAAACTCCCAGTAAATTGTTTTTATTGGGAGTTTTTATATTTTTTAAATTTCAAAAATATATATTTCTTTTATAGAGAAGGAATGTAATTTTTGTCCGAAAAAAGTGATAAATCATAATATTTAAAGAAAAAATTTGTATTTCTAAATATTTTTACATATTTTTGTTTTTTTTAAAGCAATATTTCATATGGAACTCACAGTAGGAATTATATTAGCGGAAAATAACAAAATGTTATTAGTACATCCCACTGGGGCGAATTTTTGGAATATTCCTAAAGGAATACAGGAAGATGGTGAAACAGATTGGGTTACTGCGAAAAGAGAGTTGCATGAAGAAACTAATATTAATTTAGCTGATTATAACTATTCCATAATAAAAGAATCAGCTTTTTATAAATATAAAAAAAGATCAAAATACGCAAAAGCATTTTTGGTTATTTTAAATGAAAAAATAAAAAGAGAATTAAAATGTAATACATTTTTTGACAATTTTGACAAGGGTAATATTATTGCCACCCATGATTGAATTATTTAATTAGTTAACTTCTGATGTACAGCATCAGATTTTAGAACTAATAAAATCAGATATTATAACTGTGTTATAACAGTTGGAAGAAAAAAAACTTTCAAAACCAATTGATTATGAACAACATTTAGAAACAATTAATAATTTAATAAAAACTTGTAAAAATGAATTCATATCCAAACTTGGAAATTAGCTTAGAAGATCAATTGAATATTTGGGAAAAAGTTAATAAATGTAAAACATAAAAAGAGTTATCTGATATTATCTTAGAATTATCAGATAATACGGGTGCCATCAAGGGGAAATCATATTCTCATAATGCAGAGGTGATGGCACAAGAATGCCTTAATTTTTCACCAATCAACTATAATTCACTTACAAGAAAACATGGAATTAGAGCACAGGCAATGCTCATTTATTACTATAACCAAAAGAATAATTAAATTGCTTGTATTATTAACATATTTAACTTATCTTTGTAAAAAAAATAACTATATGAACATTTTAAAAAATTTGTTTTGTTCTTCAATCCAAAAAGAACTTGAAAATACTAAGCGTAAATTAGAATTGGTAACAAGTAATTATAATACTTTTATAGTTGCAGTAACGCAAAATCGAGATTTATCATCACAGAGAAATGTTGAAACATTAATTGATGCCGCAACTGAACAAGTAGATAGAACATCATTGAGTATCTATGACTTTAAAAGTTGTATTCACTTACAAGTAGAAACCCTATTGTATCAGAATAGCTTAAAGAACCCTGTACAAAAAGAACTTCAACGACAAATTCAATTGTTGACTATGATGATGCAAATGGCAAAAAAAATTAATATGTCATTTTTCGATGATGACAATGCTTATGACATATATACTACTTTCGATGGAGATGTTGATAAATGGTTATTCAACTTAAATATGGTAGTAGGGGAATAATAAAAGGGGGAAAGCACCAAAGACACCCGCACGTCGGTTGGTGAAGGGCAAACAGCGGGCTAGTGCCCTGAAAGCTTCCCCCATTTTTTAATTTAATTAAAACATTTTTTATGGAAACTGCTCTTATAGAAGAATTTCTTCAGAAAAAAAATGAATTTGAACAACCCGAAGCAAATCTCTATAATCATTATAAACAAATAGTTTTAGAGAAATTAAAAACTGTAAAATGCGTAGAAGATATTATAGATATAAAAGAATTATTAAGGGTGGTTCCTTACTGTGCATCGAAAGTTCTTTTATTTAGAATGCTTATTTTAGCAGAAGAAAAATATAAAAATAACTTATGAAAAATAATAAAACATTGCAAAAAGTCAGTGCTACTAAAGATGATAGTGGCCATTGGTATGTTATTCCTGATGGAATGCTTAGTGAATTTAGATCAGATGAAGATAATGCCTCTATGGTAGATAGTGGCCAATTTGATGATAAATGGGGAGGTTATAGAACTGGGGGAGATATAAATAAAGTACAACTATGGGCAGAAATTTAAATATCACAAGTGAGGTATTAGATGGACTAGGATTTTCAGAATATTGGGATGAACATGAAATATGGGGAACAAGAACTTTTGTTTTTTCTAATGGGCAGCATTTTAGAATTATAGAACAAGAAGCAATAGACGATGACTCAGATGGTTATTCATTAGATGGTCAATATGTGGCTAATCATTTTTATTTTGGTGGATGGATGGCATGGCCTAAAATAGATAAAGGGAAATATGATTTATTTTTCCTACATGAAATGTATGATTGTTTAAAAGAATGTTACCCTGATTGTTTAGAAGAATTTGTTTCTATTTGCAAAAATGTAAAAATGGGTAAATATATAGATGATTATCTAGAAAGAAAAGTAGTTTAAAAATATAGTAAACACTACATGTCTAATTTTTCAAAACATTGTATGTTACAATTATTAACTAAGCGTAATGGAGATGGACTAGCTGAAATTAGTAGCCTTGATTTAGCAAGGATTAAAAACATTTTAGATGAATCTTCTCTTGATTATTGGCCAATAAATAATTTGCCATTTCATATTAAACTCTAATTAAATTATGAAATACATAAAAGGTGATATTGTAAAGCTTTTTAACGAAGGTAATTATAGGATTCTTATACATGGAGCTAATTGTCAACAAAAGATGGGTAATGGCGTGGCTAAGGCATTAAAAAACAAATGGCCACAAATCTATGATGCTGACCTAAATTATAATCCCGATAAGAAACCTTTTGAAAGATTGGGGGATTATTCATATGCAGTAGTAGATATAAACAATACCAGAAAAGTTATCATTAATGCATATACTCAGTTATACTATGGCAACGATGGCAAGCGATATGTTTCGTATGATGCAATAGATCAAGTTTTTGAGAAATTGAAGAATTATTTCATAAAACACAACATAACTGATAAAAAAATAATTATACCTAAGATAGGATCAAAATTAGGTGGAGGTAATTGGGATGTTATTGCAGCAATTATAGATAATCACATGAAAGATTATGATTTAACAGTTGTAGAGTTTGATGAAAACTAGCGAACATGAAAAAACAATTAATATATTTATATCGAAAATATTTTATGGGTAAAACAATTATCTTTTTAAAAAACAATTGTAAAAATCCTATGGATGTTTTCATAGCTTTAAAAAAAATGATTCAAGATGTAAAGTTTTTTGGGTTCTTTGATTATTTTTTTATAGGAACAATAAGTTTTTTTATGGGGAGAATATTATATTATAATCAATATATGGTTCTTTTTTTTTTATTTATATTTTTATCAACTGATTTTTATCACTAATTAAAAAATAAACGATGAATGATCTTGCAGAAAAGTTAAAATATGAGGTTGTTAATAAATTAATGAAGAATGAACAATTAGTAGGTGAACTTTGTTTAGTTCAGGGTAAAAAATCATTCACCAGAAGAGAAATAGCAAATGAAATAAAAGAAAACTCTGAGTGGGGAATCACCTTTCTTGGTAACATATTAATGTTAGCTATTGAAATAATGGCATCTGAAAAAGAATAACAGAGAGAAACAACAAATTATAATCATGAACGACATTTTAATAAATAACAAAGGTATTGACGTTATAATCCTTGAAGATGGTACAACATTAAAAATGCCATTAAAAGAAGCCCTTGAAATTATTATATCCTCATCTAACGATGAAGATACACAAGAATTACATATTAGTGCAGATAAGGGGCAAACGATAATTACTGGATGTATTATTAATAAAACCACTATCAAAAATAGTGAGGGATATAGTGATGAATTTTTACCTAATATTGGTGATAAAGTATTAGCGGAAAATAAAATAGGAGAGATTATTGCTTTCAAAAATAAAAGTGAAGTTATTGTGAAATTTGCAAAACATTCCTTTGCTACTGTTCATATAGGTGAAGTAGTTTTCTTATCAAGGAAAATAAAATTTTTAGATAAGATAGTGAAATACTTTGATTAGAAGAAAAAAAAGATTAACTTTACAGAAACAAAATAGGAATTATTATGAATCAAATTAATCAAGGAGGGAGACGCATTTATCAATATGATGATCATGTTGTAATTGACGGGAAAACATATACTTTTCCAGATGAAGTTAAAAACAAACATATAAAAGATTTAGTCATAGATGATGAAGAAATCATTATTAATGGGTCTTTGCTTAATCTTTAGGATGGTAGCTTTACAAAAAAGATTATTTTTTCTCCTGCAACATTAGTAAATAAGTTATTTTATTCATTTATTAATGTTATAAGAAAAAAATAAGATGCAAAATAATAGAAGAATTGTTTTTTTTGTTGAAATATTTTTTAAAAAAATAACTCACTATGTACTCATCAATTGATTTTGATCAAAAATACAATAATTGTCAACTATCAATAGATGGCAAAGAAAAAAAATTATTCCAAAGTGGGGACTATGTAAAAGATTGGTTTAATCTTATGCATTACGCCATAATTAATTCTCAAGATGATAATATTGTTTTTTCATCTTCAATAGATGAATTTATCACTGTCTTTAATGTAAAATTTCTATATTTAATTTTAGAAGATATGAGTTTTTCTAAGGCCGAAAATGATCTTCTGGTAGAAGAAAAAGGTATTATGTTTTTTGTCACTGAAGAACAATATAATTCTAATATTAGTTGGGGGGAATTTAAAAAAGCATATCTATAAGGGTTATAGGGAAAAGAATTTTTATTACCAATCGGATTAATAAAGATAATGTGTCACATTTTAAAATGTGATAAATTATCTGAGCAAGAATTAACAGTTGTATTTGAGGAGTTAAAATATAAGTAAAAAATATTTTCTCAAATAGTTGCATGATATATTTTTATGCATTATCTTTGTAGCGTTAAATATATACATTCCCCCGATACTCGTATGGTAGGGTACGCCGCTTTTAACGGTGGTATAGTGAGTTCGAATCTCACCGGGGGAACAATAAAATATTTTTATGAATAAAAATTTTGTTAATACTTATGCAGTAACTGGAACATTTCATGGATCAATTGTTATAGCAAATAGTGAAGGAGAAGCAAGAAGAATATTTCATGATTATTATAATGGTGAAAGTATAACAAGCATTTATATAAAAAATACTTTATGATAATTAAAGAACAATGTTTTTTAGAAAGAATAGTAAAAACTATATGCAATATAATGGACTATTTAAAATATTTAAATAAAAAATTAGAAAAAGCTTGCAAATACAAATAAAAAGACATATATTTGTATTGTAAAACAAAAAAAGAATTTTTTTAAACTATTTATAGGAGATGAAAAATGTAACTGTATATTATTATAACTTTAGTTGGTGCTTTTTTTCGGAGGAATCTGAAAAGACACTAGGGGTTATGTAATATAATGTTACAAACAAAGATTTATAAAAATCTCCTAGTTCAATGTTTTTGAGTTAGGAGATTTTTTTTTGTTGCCGTGGACGAAGTGGTTAAGTCGTGATATTTTCAATATCAAGGTTACGGGTTCGAACCCCGTCGGCAATACGATATCTTCAAAAGAGAAGGTAAAATGGTGAGATAGCTTATATGGTAGAAGCGCAGGTCTGAAAAACCTGAGATGGTCGGGATCGTTACCCCCTCTCACCACATATTATTATTAAAATGGGCGTATCGTATAGCGGCAATTACGGGAATCTGTAACATTCCTCTCATTTGAGTTCCAAGGTTCAAATCCCTGACCTACCGCAATTTAGGGAGGTAATGTAAGCTTGGTTGCTTACGCCAGACTGCTAATCTGTGCGCTCCTGAAAGGGAGGGGGGTTCGATACCTCTGCCTTCCGCAAAAAAACACAATATATCTCCTTTTCACTTTTTATTGAAAGTTTCTTAACATATGTTAAAAATCTTTTTAATTGAAAGTTATAATATTGATTATCAATTAATTGTGTTGTGAAAAAATTGTTTGTTCGGCTATTAAGTAATTATTTAGAAACCTTTTTACAATATAAGTCTTAACAATTATGTGACAGCATCAAGTTATAATTGATAACAAAATTGCGATAGCAGCGTTAAGGATGGAAATGGCTTGTCCCAAACCTTTAGGTCGCTTACGCTCCTGAAAGGGCGCAAGCGCAGGGATGAACGATAGTGAACCATGTACAGCCTGACCCGCAGGAGAACGCCCACAAAATAAATTTTATTATTATAATATTAAACTTGCACAAACCAATATATTCCCTTATATTTGCATCGTTAACCTATATAAAAAAATATGATGACAAGTTTTGAAACTATTGATAAAGTAATAAGAACATATATAAAATCTGTTATAAAAATAGATGAACAGATAAATAAGTTTGTTCCAAATAGTCATATAGCAGAAACATATAAATTGGTTCTAATCTATGCTGAACAAGAATCTAAAAATCAAGATTTGTTTAGTAATGTAAAACATCACCCCTATGACTCAATAGGAACAAACAATCCAGATAATTATGATAGATTAGAAGATGGCAGATTTCTTAATAAAGAAACATATAGCGTTGGAATAAATCATTTATTGATTCCTGACTATTTTGATTTAAAGAGATTAAAAAATGATACTGTTAATGAACTACATTCAACTTATAAAAAACTTAGAGAAAAGAAAGATATAGTCAGAAATAATATTTTATTAGGTAGAATAGAGCTAAGTGATTACACACATCCACAATTTTCAAAATCATATAAAATAAAAATTAAAAAATAACTTATGACTAACAATAAAATAAATTATTTTACACCTTTGGTTGATATTGAGCAAAATGCTTTAGATTAAATAAACAATCTTGCATTAGATGAAAATATCAATCAAATAGCTGTTTTCTCTGATATACATTATTGTGACGAGAAAGCTATTCCAGTTGGATTAGCATTTTCTACTAACGCTCACATTTATCCTTTAATTACGGGTAAAGATGTTGGGTGTGGGGTAGCTTATATGAAAATTCCAAAGCAATATGTTTTAAAAACTTTTGATAAAGACAAACATTATAATGCATTTCATAACGCTCATTTAAAAATGACTGATGAAGGCTTAGGTGGAGGTAATCATTTTTTATCTTTAGAAGAAGAGAAAGATAATCTTTATATTATCGTTCATACCGGAACCAGAAACAGAGGGATTTACATGTATCAAAAACATTATGCTATGTTGAATGGTAGTAATTCTATCTCTGTTAATGAAATAGATGAAAAACATCCAGAGTAGTATGATGAATATAATGATGTTCTATTCTATGGTGTTAATCGAAGAAAGCAATTTCTTTACAGTACTTTAGATTTTTTGATTAGGAATCATTATGTAGAAGACGACGATTATTATACAAATGACAGTATTCACAATCACATCAAAAAGGAAGGGGATTATTGGATTCATCGAAAAGGAAGCACAGAACTTAATAATGACATTATTGTTGTGCCGTTATCAATGACCAGAGGAAGTCTTTTGGTTAAATCGACCTATGATGCTGGAAACTTAAATTCGTGCTCTCACGGGGCTGGCAGAGCTTTGAGTAGAACTAAAACTCTTAAATATTGGTATGCGTCTTTAAAGAAAAAAGAACGTCGCCAATATGAATTAGATTTTCCTGAGTTATTGGGAAGGGATGGTAAATTCAGCAAAGGTTATATTCAAGAGTTTGATTTTGCTTATAAGAATACAACAGAATTAATGAAAGAACAATATTTTTTAAATCCTGTAACTCAAACAACTCCTATTTGTACCATTAAATTTTCTGAATTATAAATAAATCTTATTGCTTTATAACAAATTTATTATTATCTTTGTAAAAAAAAATGCAAGAAATACAACCAACAGTAAAAGATAAAATCGCAAAGTTTCGTGAGTACCTTGATTATTTTGAGCGACATTATGATAACGTTCAAAAAGCATGGGCGTTAATTAATGAAAAATGTGACAACAAAGGGTTTAAATTTATGTATGATGATTTTATGTGGAATATCATAGATATGGAAGTGAAGTCACATGATGACAGTAAGTTATCTGTTCATGAATTTACGCAGTATCGGAATTATTTTTTTCCTGCATTTGGTGAAGAAAAAGACGGCTCTAGTTTTTTGGCCGCATGGGAACATCACAAAGAGCATAATGAACATCATTGGGAAAATTGGACGAAAAAATATGAATCTAATCCTTACTGTGATGTTTTCATTGTAATGAATGTAGTGGACTGGGTTGCTATGGGTTTTGAATTTGGTGATACAGCAAAGGATTATTATGAAAAAAACAAATTAAACATAAAAATTCCAGAACAGGCAATCAAATTAATGTACGAAATTTTTGATTGTATTTATACTGCATAAAGTTATATTTATATGTATAACAATGTATTATGAAAATTTACCTAGAATCAAAAACAATGGATGTCTATGACAGCAGAGTTGAAACTTTGCTTCAAATAAAAAGATTAAATGAGCTTTTAAATAAAGCTGCTGTTGAGTTACTTGATAGGGCAATTGTCCATGACAAATCAAAGCTAGAACAGCCTGAAAAAGATTTATATGATAAGCTTACTCCTCTCCTTAAAAAAGCCTCTTCCAATAGCGATGAATATAAAGACCTATCAAAGCAATATAAAATCGCCATTGACCATCATTATAAAAATAATCGACATCATCCAGAACATTATAAGAATGGGGTAAATGACATGACATTATTTGATATCATTGAAATGGCTATGGATTGGTTAGTTGATGTTGGTGATTCTCCAAATGATATATTTAAACTTCTTAAAGAAAATAAGGAAAAATACAATCTTTCAGATCAATTGGGATCAATTTTAAAAAATACATATAAAAAAATGAATAATGAATAATAGTTATTTATTCATTATTAGCTGAATAATAGTAAAATTAGTTTGTTATATTGGAATAATATCATTATCTTTGTAAAAAAAAAAGAAAATATGAAATTTATAGCAGATGATATAAAAGAGGATGGGTTATCCCACTTTGAACTTCGTAAGAAGTTAGAGCAAATATACCAAGAGGGAAATTTTAATAGCTCTAGTTTTTTCTTTAAATTACGAGAATTGGGTTACGAAATTATTCAACCTTTTGAATTTAAATTTACCCCAGCAAAAACATATACTTTATTATGTCCACATTCTTTTCCATGTTCATGGGGTGACTTTTATTTTGAAAAACCTGATATGCCTACTATAACGATTAGTGGAGGAGAGCTAGAAGAAACAGGTGAATGGGATTATGTTAATTCTACAATGAACAGTATTTTTTATGATATTTTCACAACAGAAAATGAAATAACGGAAGAATTAACAATTAAACTCATAAAAAAATATTTAGGAATTACGGTTGAAATAAAACAAATTAATAATTAAAAAATAAAATTATGGACTGGAAATCAGGAGAAGAACTATTTCAAGAGTGGATGGTAAAAAATCATCCCTATTTTTATCCATCAGTAAAACTAGCAATGATTTTTTTCATTTTTAGTTTTTTGTGGATGGGTTATATGCTGTTATTTTCTCATTGGACATATTACGATGAAGAACTAACAGTATTATCTGGCACTATGATAGTAGTTACTTATATCTATTATAGAGTAATGCTTGATAAGCATTTAACTAATTTTTTAAAATCATAAAAACATAACGTTATGAATTTAGCTAAAAAAATTTTTGAAAATTGGGTTGAAGAAAACTACCCATATTTTTATATTACATGGTTATTATTATTTGTCATAGGACTTATGGGTTCCAACAGTGTTTAAAATATAATGAATATCAAAATGTTTATTATAGGGGGGGAGGTGATTGGTCAGTTCAATTTAGGATTATAGATGAAAAATTGTATAGTTGGTCACCTCTACATAAATTATTGCATCGACAAATATTAATAGAAGTAACTGAGGAACAGTGGCGAGAAAGCAATAAAGGATACATTGATTAAAAAAAGATTGAAAAATATTAGGACTTATTAAATATATGTTTTATCTTTGTTCTTTATTAATCTTTAAAACAAAAAACAAATTATGAAAACTTTTTATTTTATTTTTGCATTGTTTATTAGTTCCACATTAACTGGTCAAAGTTTTTGCGTAGAAAAAATAATAAACCCCATTACTCCGGCACCTTGCTCCATTGAGGGGCATTCAGATACCTATGATGGGTGGTTAGTTCAAGTAGGTGTTTATCGACAATTTGTTCAACCACGAGAAGATACTTTTGCTTATTTCTTTATGGATGATGATGGAGGATTTTTCTCTTATTATATAGATAAAAATTATACTGAAGGTCAGGCGAAAGCAGCAGCAATAATTTACAGAAGTCTAGGCTTTTGTGATGCCATTGCAAAAATTAATCCCGTCAAAGTTTACCTATTTATTGGTAAGGGGCGGCAATTATAACATTTTTTAAAAAAGTAAACATGAAATTTAAAAAATTAATTACTCAGGAATCAATAGAACTTTATTCTTACGTAAAGGACTACATCACTTTACATAATGATACAGTCATTGGAATTTCAACAGATTCTCTATGCAAGAGTAATAAAATAGTTTACGCCACAGTTGTTGTGCTTTATCGTAAAGGTAAAGGTGGTCACGTGCTTTATCGCCGTGAATTCAAAGAACGTAAACTATATGGTAAAGCATCAGGTAAAAACTTTGAAAAACTTTACTATGAAACGATTTTGTCACAACAAGTCGTCGAAATATTAGAAGATTTTTCTCCATTAATTGATGTTAATTTAGATTTCAATAATGATCCTCTTTATTTTTCAAATAACGTATTGTTAGCCTCTATGGGCTGGTTTAAAGCAAAAGGTGTAAAGGTTTCTGGTAAACCATGTTGCTATGCTCAAGTAGCAGATGAAGTGGTTAGATGCGTAGGATAAAAACAACCCACTACTGTTTTATTATGGTGGTGGGTTGTTTTATTATTTAAATGTTAAGGGGGAGTAGCTTAAATTCCACTATTTATTAGAAATAGCTATAAAGCATGATAATTTTCCTTGAATCCAAAAATATAGGTCATAATAATTTAAAATTAACCGGAACTATCCCTAAATATCTTTATCCCTTATTTTATGATTTTGTTAACTATTGTAGAAATAAAATAGGTATAGATAATACCACAATAAATTTAAATTTTAAACAAGTTAAAAATAATGAAATAGGGTTTGTTAATTTTTCGAATGTTTTGAATGGGGAAAATAAAATTATTATAGATAAAAACGCAAGTTATCCCTTTTTATTAAAATACATAGCACATGAATTAACACATATAAAACAAATTATCAATAAAGAATTACAAATAAAAGAGGGGTTTTTTATTTGGAATAATGAGAGAAATATTTCCATAGCTGAATATAACATAATTATTAAAAATTATGATTTTGATACTTATAAAAATCTAGAATGGGAAAAAGAAGCTTATGATAATCAATATAAGATATTAAATGATTATATTAGTACGGACTCGCTTAAAAACTTAGCTACTCAGGCAACAGACCCAACCTTAAAATACATTTTATTAAATGCCTTTTAAAAAATTTTTATAAAATATGAATGATATAAATATAAATTGGAACCCCATTGAAACTATCCCCATAGATAAGATGGTTATGGCATATTTAATAGGTTTTATTAATGGAGAGTGTGAATTTTCATATAGTTTAGTAGCACTCAACAGTAAGACTTCACAAATAGAAGTATATACTTCTTTATTCCACAAAAAAGAATTTATTTTTAGTTTAGGGGCACATTATGTAGCATGGGCTGATCTTGATGATGAAACCATGCCATTTAAATTAAATAATATTTATAATTAGTTATGTCAGAAAGTACGATACAAATAGTAAAATTAAAAAGAGTAGACAAAATTCATAATAATATAAGTGATTATTGCCACCCCTTATCATTACTTGAGTTTATTGAAGAAAATCGTGAAACTCATTTTTTACTTAGAATTGAAACGCAAATATATTTCTTTCAAAAAGAAATAATAGATTTCGAAGTTGATGATTGTAATTATATGATTAGTGGCATGGAAGAAGATGCAGATCATATAATATTTCTGTCATATTATGATGGTGCCACATATGCAGATGAATTAATAGAGGAGAGTTTAATGAAATACTATAATGAAAAATAAATATGTATATTTTTTTTGAGGGAAGTGATAATAACAGTGTGGGGTATCATGGATCAAAGCGAGATTCCCTTATTTTTTATGATAGAAATGAACATGTAGATTACAATTTGTTAGGATACGGATTATATCTCACATCTTCAAAAAAAGAGGCATCACATTATTCTAAAGTAAAAGGTAATGAAGTAGGATATGTTTATAAAGTATTAATAAGCGGTAATATTGTTAATTGGTTAGATATTGTGCAGGAGAAAGAAAAAATCATAAAGTCTGATTCATCTTTTTATAACTATTTCATGGAAGATAATAAATATAATTTTGAAGATGGTATTTATGAAATTGATTTAAATAATTATTTAGAGTGGGATTTTTTAGAAAATGACCTGCCAGATTGGGCTAAAGATGATAACGGTAAACCGGGATATTTTATAAGTGGAAAAATAAATGGTCAAGAGATAAATCAAGAATATGGATACTCTGAAAAAGAAATAAATGAAAAAATAAAAATGTTTATTAACGGATTAAATATAAAAGATACTATGGCTGAAATTAATATAGGCAATCAATATTTTTACGGCAATAAAATAAAAAAAATAAATACCAATACTGTTTTTGCTTCTTACCACAATCTTTATACTTATCTTTATCTCAGGTTTAATACTACTAAAAAAGTATCCGAATATTTTGTTAAAATGGGAATAGATGGAGTAAGATATAAACAGGATACAATAGATTATGATGAAATGTCAAATGATAAACCTATAGTAACAGTAATTTATAATCCTAAAATGATAAAGGTATTAGATAAACTTTCAGTATAAATGATTCAACAGAAAAAGAAGATTTGCAAGGATTGTAATACCGAACAATATGTTTTTTCACATGGTCGGTGTAAGAATTGTGCCTATATTTTTAAGTTAAATGGTCAGGTTGAAATAGAGCAGCCTATAATTCTTCCAATTGAATTAATGGAAAAACTAACAAAAATAAAACAAGTTAGTAAGACTAATACTTATCAAGACAGTAAAGGAAAAAGATGGACAACTCAAGAAATTGAGATAAAAGTAAATAGGGCAAAAGCAGAAAAAATAGATTTATTCCTAAATGAGTATGGTTATATTTTTTGTGAACAGTGTAAAACCTCTAATGCTTTTAAGTTTGATTGTTCACATGAAATAAGTGTTAAACAAGCAAAAGAAATTGGCCAAGTTGAATTAGCTTGGGATATTGACAATATAAAATTAAGATGTAGGTCATGTCATCAGGAGCATGACAATTTGGCATAACAAATAAATATATTAGTGACAAAGTGACAACTTAAATAAATTGGCACACTAATTGAAAAAGAACAATAAAAAAATAAAACAAATATTATGGAAGATTTTCAAAGAATGTTAGAAGAACTTTTTAGGGGTTCAGGGTTTTATCCGGTTAATTTTAAGGTAATTTATACTGGGGGTAATGATCCTTCATTTAAAGCTGATCCTACTAATGTTTATGCCAAAAAAGAAAAAACATTAGGTGATCTTTTAAAGGAAAAAGAACATGAGCTTAATTTAGCAGAAAGGGAAGAGCGATATGAAGATTGTGCTAAAATCCATAATGAAATTACTGATCTAAGGGAAAACTATGAGGTTAAAAATGAAAAACGAATTGTTTTAAGAGATCAAATAAACTTAGCTGTAAAAGAAAAGAGATATATGGATGCAGCCAAGTTTAAAAAAGAGTTAGAGGAGCTAGTATAAATAAAAAAGTGGTTATGGATTAGTTTTCATAACCACTTTTTTATTTAATTTTGATATTTATATAAAAACAAAGCTATGCCTTGTAAAATAGAAGCTATTGCTGCTGCTCAACGTGCAATTATATTAAATCAAAACATATACAGTGCAGATAATGTATATGGCCCATCACATCCTAATGCAAATCAGGAAGTAGGTTCAGATGATCCCCTTAACAAGAAAGGGCGTGGAACGGGAGGAACTTTTGATACCTCTTTTAATGCAGGTAATTATACAGATAAGTTTGGTAGACCTGAAGTTTATAATAGTGGAAGACAAGCAGTTTATACAAATTTTTATAATCCAAATAACTCTTACGATACATTTGAATGCGTTTAATAACTGAGGTCAAACAAATAATTAATGAAGCGATAAAATTAACTGATTTAAAAGATGCAATTTTAAATCGGTTGGTTATAGAATTTAATTATGAAAATAAGGGTATAAGGAGAGTTGAACCAGTATTAATTGGTTTGACTAAAAGGAATAACCCTGCTATAAGAGCATATCAAATTAGAGGTAATACTTCCACTCAAAATAATGAATGGAAGATTTTTTTGACAAGTAAAATGTCCAATCTTAAAGTTCTAGATATCACTCAAGCTGAAAATAGACCTAAGTATAACCCTAGCGGAGATGCAGAATTTAAAAAGATAGTTATACAAAGACCAATACCACAATAATGAATTTTTTAGCAAGTGGGAATCTAATAGAATTAGTATTAGCTTTAAGAATTTACAATCTTAAAGCTAATACAATCTATCGGCCTATTTCGAAAATAAAAGATTTATATTATGAAATAGGGAATGGGCAAATGATTGTTATAACAGAAAATATCAATGAAGCATTTACAGCTAATATTTTAAAAGGTGAGACTACTGACTATATAAATAAAATCATAGATGTTTTTTCCTTTAGGGGTAAATTTTATATTATACAAAATCATGTAGTTAATTGGTGTCCAGTAACTAATCCAGATATAATCAATAATTTACAGAAAGAATGTTTACTTTATAATGTCCCACTTATAAATTATGATGAAAAAAAATTTGGCAATAATGGTTCATTGAAACACCATTATTGCCAATTAGAATCTTTTAACCCCATGTCACAAAATATACCTATCTTTAAATAAGATTGTATATGTCCAATCTTTGTTTTCCAGTTTTTTTATAATCAAAGTGTTCACTACAATACTCATATAGTTTTTCACCCATATCTTTTCGCATTTCGTTCTCATTTTGCAGCATTTTAAGCGACTTTACAAAGTCTCGGTGAGCCTTCTTGTTATCTACTATAAAGCCTCCACCACAAGCCTTTAAAACAGCACTGTATTGAGGTAAATCAGAAGCGACAACTGGAATTTTGTGTAAAGCACTCTCAATTAACTTTAATTCTGATTTATACTTATTAAAGTCGTTATTAACAAGAGGTACAATAAAAACATCGAATTGATTTATAATTTTAAGATATGATCTGATATCCATTGACCATAATCTTTTATAGTTTTGTTCATCTACTTTTAGGTATTCATTTTGTTTATTGTATCCCATTAAGTAATTTTTATATGCTGGATCAACTAAATTATAATTATTTGTAATTATGTGTTCATATTCACTCCACACACCATTATTATTTATTGAGACTGTCCCATTGGAATTTATTTGTCTGTTGTCAAACCCTGCAAGGATAAATTGCACATTTTTCATCTTGCTAAGTATACCGATCTTTGACATAAGCTTCATATCATCTACGTGAGAACTGCTCCCTGCCCAACCGATAGTAAACCTACTATTTTCTGACTCATCTACATGCTTAGATTCATATTCATAATTAAGTGAGTTAGGTACAATAAAGATGTTACTATTGTATTTTTTTAATGTTCGATGTATTTGTTCAGTTGAGCAGATAACCGCAGAAACTTTTTTCACATAGTTAAATAAAGTTTCGGTTGTCTTATTAAATTTGTTATATTGGTATAGGTAATGTGTCACTGGTACTTCCCAAAAATCATCTATGTCCAAGATAATTTTTTTACCACTTATAAGAGAATTATCTATGAAATTTCTTATTGCTGGATTTTGCAATGAAGAGAAATGAAGAAAGAATTTTTCTTCATTAGAATTAGTGGCATCTTCTACATCGCCAAACTCAATATCATAATTTAAATTTTCATAGAGAAAAATATGTGGGTCTTGTACACGGTATTTTTGTATTCCTCCACTAACGTTGTCGAAAATAAACATATATATTATAATTTAAATTTTAAAATCATTAAAACTTCCTAAAACTTCTCTGTACTCATAGAAATCGGGAATATTTGTGTCTTCACACTTATCACTTATCTTATAAAAAAAATCGTATAAATCCTGAGTGTATACTATTGATTTAGGAGTATCAATAGTATTTACAACTATTTTTTTTGATGCATATAATAACTTAGAGAAAACATCAAGGGTAATTTTATGATCTATTTTTTCTATAATAATTAAATCATAAAAATCCTCTTCTAGATTTATTTTTATTGAGGAGCCTTTATAATGGATAAATGTTATCTTAGATGTTTGATCAATAAAACATCTTTCTTCTGGGTCATAGTTTATATCATATGTCCAACCATTTTCCTTTGAATATTCTTTTAATAAATCAATGGAAAAAAGAATATTCATAATTGAATCAGATATGACCAATATGTTTGTCCAATCACCCCACACTGAGTTATCTACAATTATGGGAGAAAAATGTTCTAGAAATTGGTAATTTACAGATGTCCCAAAAATTAACAAATCTTCCTGATTAATAGTATCAAGAAGATTTGTTAATTCAATTGGTTTTTTATGACTATAATCCACACTCAATGTTTTCTACATTAAATATAAATTTTTTTTTTCTTAGTTAA